CCATCGATGTAAGCGCCTTTTTCGACATTATACACCAACTTATCTTTACCGGCTTTAACGTGCGAATGCCGTGGATAATTCGAGCCGCCGCTATGCACCCAAATTGCCTCTGTGATACCTAGTGACTTCTGCCGCTCATTGGTCATTGTTGCATTGGCTTTGCTTAATTGGTCTTTAGCGATGAATGCAGCGCGTTTGCGGGTCTTGCCATATCTGTCTTGCAGGAAGTCCGTCAAGCCTTTCATGTCGCCACCTTTAGCGACTGAGCGCATAACAGCGCCCTGTATCTGTTCGTGATATTGCTTAGGGATGGATTTGATTAAATCGACTTGCGAGAAAATATTTGCCTGCAATACGGCATTCATTTCTGGCGACAAAGTGAATTCAATCATCATGCCTGATTTTTTTAATGCGGATATTAACTGCGAATCGGTACGCTCAAGCGCATCTTTAGAGTAATAATTTGCTAACTCTACGGCCGCCTCATCAAATCGTTTACGCCATCTTCGCATTAGTCGATTCAATACGGCAGTTAGAAAAACGGCAGGGCTAGCATCGGTTGCAATCTCGCTTGGATATTTTTTCTTATATGCAGCCAGTAGCCAATACCTGACTGATTTGTGCATCTCATCAACCAATGATGTCAGCTTTCTGGCGTACGCAGCCTCAGTGCCAGCGTTGACGGATACTGGCGGCAAAATGATATCTTTCTTAGTTGGTGCTCGGAGTGGTTGCATGGGGTAGTCGATTGATGGTGATGGGGTATTATAGCGCGTTTTGCTGGCAAGAAAAAACCCAGAGCATTTGGCGTCTGGGTTTTTGTTAATCCAATCTTCCATCACATCATGAGTAGGCCTAGCGTCTCAAGCTTCGTATATCGATTGGATTTTCACGCAATGTTAAACTATTTCTCAATCTTCCGATAGCCCAAATCGTATAGTTTTTGGGCTATTTCTGACAAGTCAGCAATCCCACTTGAGTCGAGCCACGCACATGAAAGCGCAGTTACCAACTCTTCCTTTTCTTTTTCTTGTTTGGATTTTAATGGGCGAAATAGTTCTGTTGATCCATTATTTTTGATAGCATCTGGATCAAATGAATCATAAAGTCGATTAAATACATCAAATGGCAGCGAGAAAACGATTGAGCCAGATTTTGTGAATCCGATTATTTCGGTATGGAACCATTCGCCGTGCATCTTAACTTCGCAAGCATCCCCAATCGGCGGCAATTCACCCTTTTCATACCATGAAAGAGTTTCTGTGATTGGTTCGCGTTGGGCGATGATTTTTTCTACAGATTTAACAAAAACTTCATCAATTGAGTTGTAAGCTGATTTTTTCTTTGAAAGTGATTTATAATCAATAACAAGATAATAATTTACCTTGTCAATCATTCCATACCACTTATATTCTGTTTTAACAGTCACCCAATCTGGCGCACCCTCAAAATCTTTCTCTGCGCCTTTGATGTAGTTGAATTTCATTTCTATTCTCCTGTTTTTGTTTAATTTATTTGACTTGAGCGTTATTCGGATTTCCGAGTCCTGAACTTTTTCTGCATCAAAATCGTCAAGCATCCCACTGTAAATCTGTTCATCAAATGAATCTACTTCTAGAAATACTTTTCCATCCTTGAATTTCAAGTGGTATGTGTAATCAATATAGTTCGCATCATCATCACTTGTGAATTCGTATTTTATGTCTGAGTTTTTCACAAGATACGAGACCAATTGACCCATTCTATTAACGAATGGTTCTGGCGTGGAGTCATTGTAGCCATTTACTACATTAATTCCTTTTAATGCATTAAAGATATCAGCACCAACACCGGTTGGATATCCATCATATTGACAATACATGGTGCAAATTAACTCACCTTTAAACTGGTCATAAACTTTGGTTAAACTTCTGGTTCCCATCTTTACTCTCCTAAAAGTTCTTTGTTTTGGTGGATGTTGCCGACAATTAAAATTGCGCCATCAAATTCATCCATTCCTTCGTATTGTGTCATGTCACCATTAATTAATTGATATAGAAATGATGCCGAACCTTCATCCCACACCACCTCGTAAAGTAAATCTGTGTTTACGTAAGGGCGACATAAATCACCCTCATACAGCCCCTTTTTGCAGTTGTCGTGCATTCCGGTGAATTGCATTACTGGATATGAGCCTTGTTGATTGGCTAGCAGATGAATCTTTCCCAATTTAATCAACTCTTCCCATTCATGCATCACCCCAGCATGCGCATTCCAACAGCGAAACTTAATCTCTCTCATCTCTTTATCTCCTGTTAACCAACAACCGAATAATAGACCTATCTTTTATGTATTACAAGATGCAGGCAATAAAAAACCCTCTTTCGAGGGCTTAAATTGAACTGTCAATTAATGGTTTACAGTTGTCTATTCTTCCAGTTTGCCTCCATCGACAAACTTTTTCATCTCTTCATCATCTTCTGGGGGTGATGGTTCTGGCAAATCCTCCCCCAAATCAATGCCAGCATAAGGCGAGCCCTCTTCATTTGCTAACCGTTGGCGTGACTCCTCTTGGCTGATAACTCCCGCCTCGATAGCAACTGCATCAGTATCCATCTCAATCTTGCGAATTTCTGCCAATTCTTTTTCGTTCATGGTCCACAATGGCTCGAATTTGAAATCAATATCTGAATCAATTTCGCCGAAAATATTCAATTGAATAAGATTTAAAATGCGAGAAAGAAAAGGACGCAAGCATTCTTGCTGAGATTCAACCCAATTGAAATAAGCCCGCATTTCACCGTCACTGGAAGCATTCAGACCGCTCGGCGTGATACCCAGCAAGACCACAAGCGGTATTCCGTAAACTGCCGACATATGTTCCTGTGCTTGAGCCTGTAGTGCATCGAGAGTAGATAATGGCGTTGATACGTTAAAGAATTCCTCATCCTTATTCAGCATCATCAAGCCGGAATTGTCCTTTGTCGCGATGAACAAATCAGCGCGGTCAAACATCTCGCTTCCGCCAGTTCCGGTTAATGCGGCCTCTAAATCTGTTTTGATACCGGACACCGAAAATGAATGAACCAAATCTGAAACGGCTTGGCGAGTGCGCAGCCAGTTATCCACGTAAGGCTTGCCCATTTGCGTGAGTGATAGTCCGCCGAACGCATAGGCGGGCTTTAACAAGTCAGCAACCGGGCGGCTGACCAATGTCAGTAGGCGAGTGCAATGGATTTCATTTCCCATTACTGACCATGTTTCTGGGCGGTAAAAATGCTCGTCAGTCGGGTCTGTGGTTTCGTATTTATTCGGATAAGTCCAAATTGGCTCGATATTAACCAGTCGCTTTAATCCGCCCTTTGGTAATTTATTAGCACTCTCGACCAATGGCGATTGCATTTCAGCATCATCGATTTTGTAACCTACATCTACAAAGACTTGACCGCGACCAAATGCACCATCGTGCTCAATCAGTTTGCGAGTCACGCCTTGCAGATTTAGTCGCTTCATTTCTGATTCGATTAGTTTGATTTTATCAGCTTTATCTTCGTCGCCTGATACCGTCAGTTTGATCCACTTACGGGTCATTTCCTTAGCGATAATTTCAGATGGACGGCGATATTCTGGGCGTTGATAAAGTTCAGATAGATATGGATAACCTAAGAAAGTCTGACCTTCTGAATAGATTGTATTCTCAATTGCGAATGCATAAGCGCCGCTTTCCATTGAGCTATCCATCGCTATTGATGTTTTACTCTTCACGCCTGGCATTGCTTTGGGGATGGAATACAGTTCAACCAATTGCGACTTGATGTTTTTCTTGTTGTAAGTCGCAAGCATCTTGGTCTCATCGTTAATCTTCATCGGCTTTTTACTTATTTGCTTTGGCGCATTAACCACCAATCTCTGAGTCTTTCCCGCCCGTTTTCTAGCTGTCATTTTAACGCCTTCTTGTCTTAGCCATTGCAAGCAGCTCCGGCGAGATTTTTAGTTTGTTTTTTAGTTCGAGCAATTCATTGAAAGCGCGGGATAATGCATCCACTTGGTCGTCATGCGCGCCATTAGGGAACATTGCCATTTCAGCTCTCAATGCATCACACATGGGAGATGCCACCATGATAACATTTCCGCTGTTTACCTGCGATGCGAACGGTTCTGCGCGTGTTATCTTGTCGCCAGACTCCGGCGAGAAGGTGAGATTCAGACCAGCAAGCATTTTTGAAAAGTACAACACTTGGGATTTACCAGCTTGACCCGGGTCTTGAGGTATTGATTGTTTAACGCTGCGACCGTCAGCCATGGCAACGTTTTTCATCATCAAGTCACGTTCATCTGGGCCGATTCTATCCCTTGCAATATCTGCAATAATGAATCGACCATCAGACAACCGACCTAATTTAGCGCCAACCGTCCAGTCTCCATCAGTTGTAGATGCCAAGTCCCAACCGCGCACCCATTTAATGCCTGCATCAATGGGTAAATCAGGAACGACGGTGATTCTTGCTGGTTTGAATATACCTCCGTCAGATGGTGATGGATTTTGCTGATACTGACCAGAAAAGGTATATGGTGCAGCTTCTTGCATTTGCAGAAGTCTCTCACGAGTGTGCTTTTCGGGCCATAATGCGGAGCCATCGGGTTGCAGTGCCTCCAGCTTTATATGCTCCCACTCTTCACCGTTATTGCCAGCAAGCAACCATCCGGCAATATCCATTTCATGCAATCTTTGCATGATGATAATGATTGGTGTATGAGGGCTGTTTGTTCTTGATTCCAGTGTATTTTGAAACCATTCGATAACGTTGTTTCGCATAACCGAACTTCTGGATTCATCGGCTTTATGGAGGTCATCACCAATTATGGCGCCGCCAAATCCTTCACGAACCTTACCAGCGCCATAACCAGTAATTGTCCCGCCAGTACCAACGGCATACATACAGCCACCTTCCGTGGTGCGCCATTCATGCTTGGCTTGAGAGTCGTTTCTTAATTTTGCATCAGGGAATATCTCTTGATATTCTGGTGTCTTTAATATCTCTCTGATTTCACCACTGTTTTTTGTGGCAAGCGCACCAGAATAACAGGCATGAATAAATTCGCTGTCTGGGTTTTTACCCATTGACCAAGCGATGAACATGACAACGGCTATTTCTGTTTTGCTGTAGCGAGGAGGGATGTTGATTATCAGGCGTTTGCATTCGCCGCGATAGACGCGCATTAATGCATCACAGATAATCTTGTGCTGCTTACCGCGCATCCACTTGAACTTTTTGCGTTTAAGAAACATCCATCTAACAAAAAAATAGAAGTCATGCCTTGCCAGATGGATTGCCGCTAAATGTTCTTGATCCACTAACTACACCTCATCGTGCAGTTTTCTTGCTATCTCTTCAAATTCGGACGCAGATAATGTAGCAGTTTGAACTGGCTCGCCATTAGGGCCTGATAGCTCAATGCTTTGTGATTGCTTACTTGCGTAGGCCTTTGGCGCGTTACGCTCGGCAGTCCATTTATAAGCATCAATAATCACTTTTGCTGATTGATGGTCTAGCTCACCGCGCGCTAATTCTGAGGATATTTCTAGGATGCTATCGGCATAATAATAGCCCTGAGCAGCTCGAGCTATTGTGTATTGCTCCGAAAAAGCCTTGTGACGACCATCAACGACCCATAGAAGAACGGATGACATTGCAGGCATAGAATCGTCACGGCAGATTGAGCGAAGGCTCTCACCACCAGCTAATCGGTTTAAAATTGTATCGGCTAATTCTTCCGAAAAAATACTAGGTCTACCAACCATAAAGCCATCCAATCCATATAAATCAATAGTCAATTTTAACACAAAAGCCGGAGGTTAGTCCGGCTGGTGGTTGTTGTGGGTTATACGCCCCAATCTTCTTCGTTCATACCTGCTCGTCCTCAAGTGGTTGTTTTGGCGCCTTAACTTCCGGCATTGGTGTTTTGACATTGAATTTTGGAATGCCGTATTTTACCGATTGCTTTAGTAATTTTACCGAATCAAATAAATCACTGGCAGCATGGAATAGCAATAAGACAACCAATGATGACGCGACAATGATTGAACTTCCAGTAAATGACAAGTTAAAATTCTGTGACTGTGTATCACTAGACCATACCGAATAAGCCGCTTCAATCATTGGAACTGCAATCACGGCGACATAAACAGTAAACAGAATATTGATTATCAACCCAATGATTATCCATAATTTTTTCATAATCAAACAATCTCCGGTTTTGGCGCTTCAACGCTAAAATCTGGCTCATTTTTGTTTTCTGGCAACAACCCCAAATTATCAGCCAATACCAGCATGATATTGTCAGCCTTGCCTCGCACGATAACCTTGTTACCAGACTTGCAAAAAATAATTGATTGCTCATCACCATTTGAGCGCACTGATTCAATACTTGCGCATTCAATAGCGATATTATCGAACTTTTTACCACCTTGTTGCGGTGATTCGAATGCCATGAATTTTGGTTTTGTCATTTTGTATTAATCCCAATTAGCCAAACAATTCATTGCCGCTTCTTGTGGGGTATTCATTTCCCACATGCCTGAATCAATAAACTCAGCCGCATTGATATCCGCATCCTGACGAATGACAGAATCAGGAATACGACCACCGCCTAACTTACTGAAAAACACATTCACGAAAACTTCTTTCCACAGTTCCGGTGTTGAATAATGGGTGTCAGTATCGCGAATTTCATCATCCAGCACAGTGAAATCATCATCATAAATATCAACATCATGGTCATTACGACAAATCAATTCAGCGCGCAGAATGAGCGGGCATTCTTCTTTGGTGTAACCAAAATAGAATGTTGCCTGCCCGTTGTTGGTATTAGTGATGCGAAATTCCATCTTTCCGATTTTGTTCATCTTGCCAGATTGAATTGGAGCATAAACGACAGATAGATTCTTGTTTTCAATGCGGCACACGAATGGTGCATTGTAGATGCGGCACATCTCATCGGTACATGCCAGCATGGTAACGGTGCAATTGATATCAGCGCCCTTCATGACGATTTTCTGTCCACTGAATCGGGTAATTTTTAGGCCCATATAATTCCTTATGTATCAAAGTTTGTATGTAAAATTCATTCGTTTAAATATCCTGTTTAGTGTTGCACGTTTTTGTGGGTATTTCAAGTTTTGTTTATTTCATCTGTCTCATAACGTTGTTAATTTGTGCGGGGTTACATTTGTCCAGTTTTTAGTATCTGTCACATCAATCGGCATATCATCCCCAACTGATTCCCATTTCTTTTTGAACACATCCACATCTGAATCTGATAATTTTCCGGCAACCAAAACAGGCATATCATCCCCAACCAACGGCACACCCAATGAATCAAGAATTGCATCAACCGCATTATGCACATTCATGAACTCTTCATCCTGGCATTTCTGGATGTCGCCGAATTTATCAATCAGGTTTCCAGAAAAGTAACCAAATGCGATCGCCTTGTTTGTTGCCTCAATGATTCTGATTGCCTCAGCTCGGATATCGATGAGCTGCTTTGTTGTTAGTGATGTATCAAGCTGCACTGGTGCTGATGGGTCTGGTTTGTTGCACATGGTTTTAATCCTCTTTTTTACATATGAATAAGGCGTTATTACCACAATCCGTTATCTTCTGAAAACAAAACATTGCCTGTTTCACAATAATGGTTCCAATTTTTTCGCAATCCATCGGTGTCGTATTCGTTCATTCCTTTGCCGTTTGTGCGCTTATACACACTCATAACGCTTTCAGCTCTAACGCTGAATTTGTCATATTTATTATTCCAGCATCCGCAGGCCGTAAAGCGACCATTATCAAACACCCAAACTTTGGGTTTTAATCTGCATTTTGGGCATTCACCCCACTCTCCTTCTGGTTCTTTGTAGAATTCAAGGTGATTATGGTATGAATGCACTCGGTATTTGTTTATTACTTTAGTGATATCCACTATGTCAATCCTCTTTTTCGACTGATGATAATGTGTAAATGTGTTCCACTGGATTTCGCTCATAATCCTTGTGCGTTTCCGCCTTGATATCAACAATTCCATTTGTCCAGACCGTCAACACGTAATCGTCATAAGTTGCTGTTCTTGATAATGCCCAACCGCCTATTTTTTTACACGCTTGAGCGCCAGCCATCATGTGAATCATATTAAGAAGTTGGTATATGTCGCCTTGGTCTTCATTGGTGCTGCTTGCTGTGAGCGTTTTGATATTCATGTTACTCATCCCCTAAAATCATCAAAAGCACAAAACAAGCAGCTTTCAGCGGGTCATAATCCTGATAGCAGATATCAGAGCTAACATTGAAACAATCGCTGGTTACATCTTCAACACCAACCACTCTATCGGCTGAAAACTTACCTGGATAATCTGGTAATGGCGTAATAGCAATTCCATGCTCAATCATCAAGGGCCACAAAACAGAAATATCACCACTGTAATTTGCAATCTCTTTTGGATCGTATTTCGCCGTTACTTCTTTTCCGTCAATCATCCAAAATGTGTAATTGCCTTTGATTCCTGTGAATTTAGCTTTATCGCGACACTCAAGCAGCGCGTGAAGTCTTACGTTAATTTCTCTTTTGCTCATATCCGCATAATTCATCTGTAAATCTCCTATTTAAATTTAATTGCTAAACCGATTTAGCATCGCCGCTATTGAATTGTGAATGATGGCTCGACCGTTTGTTTATCTCCATCGCACGGAAAGCCATCAAATCCTTCTGGTCTCTCTGCGTATTGGTATGTGTCGATGATATCGTCAATGTTGATGTTTGCGTAGTTCATTTTGGTGATCCTTGTTGTGGTCTGTGTGTCACAATACTTTCAAAACGCTCAATCTGTTTTTTAGCATCCAAATCGGGAAAATGTTCTTTGATAATCTCTCTTGCGTTTGAGTTGTGGTGACAACTCCATGAGCACCACGCCAAGCTAAACAACAACTCATCCATTTCTTCGCTAGTCATTTTGTTTCTCCTATCAATCAAGTATTACTTATTATTTGCCAGAAATACGGCAATTGCAAACTGTTTCTCGTTTTTTTATCATCCACCCACTAACCATAAACGGCACCATAATCAGCAATGGATAAATCTCGTTATGTCCAGCAAGTATCCGCAAAAAGAAAATCGTAAACGCTAATACGAATCCGGTTAGATAGAATTTTGTTGATAAAGAAATCATAATTAATAACCCTTATCCAGAATATACATTTTAACACCAGCCGCTTCACCAGAAATAATCACAATTTCTGCCATGTGTTTATTTCGATAATCTCGCTGAGTCACAATGTATTTTTGCCCTTTATAAAGCGAAACGCAATCACCTTGTTGCATGGCGATCCTCGCCAAATCAATTGGATCTACTCTTGCTGCAATTGCAGACCACACCTGATAAATACTATCAAATGATGCACATCCCAGCATATCGCCTTTTGTAACTCTTATTTTATCATCTGCATGAACTGATGATGCGGTAATTAATAATCCAGAAACTAAGATTGATTTAAATAATTTATTCATTTTTTGCACTCCATTGATTTAACCATTTTTACAGCATCTTCTGATGCGGATTTACAGGTTGGTTTATTTTTAATGCACTCTTTTATTTCGTATTCATCTATGTGTGAAATTAATTTATTAATACCTTCCCAATCTGCCCGTTGATATTGCGGAACTGTCTGCTTTGGTTGCTCACATCCAGTCGCCAGGATGATGGCTAGTAGTGCGATGGTTGTCGTTCGTTTTTGCATGTTGTGGCTCCTTTTGTGTCTTGTATTGTTGTGTCTGTTTTATTCCTTAACTGCAACAAAGTGTAATACCTTTCGACTTTGCTCACAAGAGCTATCTCAAATTTATTTTTTCTCGATTGTAAGTTTATGTAAATGACATAGGTCAATTTCTTGTGAGCAAAGGCTTTGCTCCACCTTTGCTCACAAACATCTCGTGAGCAAAGTCTTCCCAGTCGCCACAAGGGCTAGAGAGGAATTATATATAATAAAAAGAGATTTTTTCTTTTTTTTATATTTATAGCTTTACCCTGTACTTTTTCCCGTACACAGGGACTACCCCCGAAAACAGAAAATACAGAGTATATATGTATATGAAATTAAGTGAATTATGTGAGCAAAGTCCCATGCTGTTGATTTTATTGATAAAACAGACAAATCAGTTCGTGAGCAAAGTCATTTGGCTTGTTTTTATCTCCAAACGAATCCTTTTGGGCTTGTAATCGACATCGGAGAAAATTCATGTTGATTTTTTTCTGGGATGGGTCTAGTATGAATTCTATCGGTGGCGTGGAAACCTACGATTGAGACCCAGAAGGTCGATAACACAAATCAACACGGATTATAAATCCCCTGTTAGCGCGCCGAGTTGTAGGTGTTTCCAAACTAGCAGGGGATTTTTTATTAAGGCGGTTTTAAAATGAATGGATTAAATAAATATTTGAATAAGAATTTTATTTATTAAAGGAAGCAACAAATGTCAGACTTGATGAATATATTCGGTGCTGGTGGATTTGATTCAATAACAATAAAACGCGCATTTGAATTGCGAGATGCGGCATTAATATATGCGAATAATGGTTGGGCTGTATTTCCAGTGCATCATATTTTAAACGATGGTCAATGCAGCTGCGGTTCTGAAAAATGCCGAGATAAACAAAAATATCGCGGTAAACATCCAGTAACGCATAATGGTGTACTGGATGCCACTATTGATAATAAAAAAATAGAATCATGGTGGGATGGGACAACATTACACAACATTGGAATAGCTACCGGCAAATCATCTGCTATTTGGGTTTTAGATGTGGACGATGGCGGTGATGAAACAATTAAATCGCTCGAATTAGAATTCGATAAATTACCCAATACTGCCACCAGCAAAACGGGTAGTGGTGGATATCATTTAATTTTTACTTATGACGATAGAATTAAATCTCGTGTTAAATCATTAACTGGATTGGATACGCGGGCAGAAGGTGGCTATATTATTGCCGCACCATCTAATCATTACTCTGGTGGTAGCTATGAATGGTTAACTGATTTAAAACCAGTTGAAACGGCGCCGGAATGGTTGATTGCAAAACTCAATGAACGCCATGAACCAGTAAAAATAAGTCACCAGCAGACTGAAATAAAATTTACGGGTGATATTGATTTCGATGAGTTGGTAGAAGCGATACAGTTTATACCAGCAGAAAACCGCGACGATTGGTTGCACGTTGGCATGGCTTTGAAAGATACCAACAATGCAGCGGCGTTTGATTTGTGGGATGCATGGAGTCGCAGAACCAACGCTGATAATTATGACCACAAGTCTCAAATGTCAGTATGGAAAAGTTTTAAAGGTGGTTCGATTACTATTGCCACCGTTTACGATTTGGCTATCAAGAATGGGTGGGTGAAAAAGTTTCCAGAACGCGATTTGTCTCATGTGGATTTGTCTGGGATTTTGTCGTTTTTAAATCCGAAAGAAGAAAAGATTGAAGAGAAAGAGATTGAAGAAACTTTTCCCGTTGAGCAGGAAGAGATTGTTTTACATGTTGAGCCGGAAGAATTGGAGAAACCTATAAGTGAGCCAACAAAAGACCCCATGCTATGCGCTCCAGGAATCCTTGGCGAGATAGCACAATTTCATATTGATACAGCTCAAAAATATCAGCCAGAGCTTGCTATCAGCTCTGCCGTGTCGTTGCTGTCGGTCATTCTATCCCGCAGGTTCGCCACCAATGCTAACAACCTAACATCGCTGTATTGTTTGGGTGTTGCGCCTTCTGGTGAAGGGAAAGAGCATGGTCTGAAAATGATTTCATCCATTTTGCGAAAGTCAGACAACGAATATCTTATAGGCGGTAGCTGGTATTCATCCGATGCGGCCATTTTTTCTGTCCTAAAAGATAAACCACGCCACATCATCATTTCAGATGAAATTGGTATGTTGTTGACTGAGGCCAATGCAAAAAACAACACATTGAAGCAAGGGGCCATCCGTTTAATTATGGAGGCGGCCGGTCGATTAGATGGTTATCTTATCCCCACTGTTCGCAGTACTAGGGGGCTAAACAAATCAGAAGGTGATGCCGAGAAAGAATTTACAAAGCCAATTATTCATCCGGCAATTAGTTTGTATGGTACAACAACACCATCAACGCTTTATGAGGCGATGAATATTGACCATATCAAATCTGGTTTTTTAGGTCGGTTCTTGGTGTTTAGATCTAAACAGGATTTGCAAATGTCGCATATGCCTAAAAAGTCATTGAACGATATCCCACAAAGTATATTGCAATGGATAAAAAGCATCACCACAAGAGGGGGTAATTTATCGTTTCTCGATGACCCGCATAATGAGCAACAGCCAACTGTTTTACAATTCACAGATAGGGCGTGGGATTTGACAGTAACGTTTGAGCGCGAATTACTGGAGCTTAGACGAACTTTGATGATTAACGGTATGGATGTATTGGTTGGTCGTGCGCGTGAGTTCTCCATGCGTGTTGCGCTGATTGCGCAGCTATCCATAAATCCAATGTCCTATCAGATTGGCGAGGAGGCCACGAGGTGGGCTATTGATATCGTTCGAGAGTGTTTCATGTCGTTGGTTAAAGACTCTTTAGAGAATGTAACGGCATCTACATTCGAAAAGCAGCAGCGCGAATTTATGGCTGTATTGCAGGAATACGAAGATTCTGGTGTTTACGCCACCAGCCGTGATTTGTTCAAGCATCGCGTTACTAGGAAATACAAGGCCAAGGAAAAAGCTGATATCATATCGGCCCTTATGGATGCCGATGAGATTGAAATTATGCGTGATACATCAACAGGCGGAAGACCGCGCGATGTCTATCGGATAATTAGATAAAAAAAGATGTAAAAACAGTTTGACGTTTAAAGTATTACAGTTAATAATTCATCTCGTTGGTTAGGAAAGAAAGTTGATTAACGAGATTTACAAATCAGGAGTAAAAACATGGCTATAACAATGGCTTCATTAGGTTCAGCGCAATCAAAGCCGCCGATTATCACCATCTTTGGGGAAGCCGGTCACGGTAAAACAACATTGGGATGTTCATTCCCAAACCCAGTATTGATTCCAGTAGAAGATGGCACGCAAACCATCAGTACATTGCAGGCGGAGGGCGTTTTTGGTGAAATCCCAATCTTCCCACAAATTCACTCAACCAATGATTTGTATGAATGCGCCAAATCATTAGCCACAGAAGAACACGATCGAAAAACAATCATCATCGATTCGATTACCGCTTTGCATAACATTGTTGAAGCTGAAGCTGTCAAATCATCGCCCAATAGTTGCTCATCAATGGCTACGGCTTGGGGCGGGTATGGCAAAGCATACGATGTGGCGGCGGAGCGTCATTGTGAGATTTTTAATTGGTTCAAGTCAATTCGTGACCAATTGAATATCAACATTGTATTTATTGCGCATGCTGATGTTGCAACTATGGATTTACCTGACACAGACCCATATAGCAAGTATGTAATTCGTATTCACAAAAAAGCATTGCCAGTCTACATTGATAACGTTGATGTAGTTGGTTTCTTGCGGTTGAAGACCTTTACAACTGGTGATGGCGAGCGTAAAAAGGCTATTAGTAATGGTCAGATTGAGCTAGTATGCAATGCAGTTGCATCATCGATTTCAAAGAATCGTTATGGTATCACTCAACCAATGTTGGTTGAGAAAGGAAAGAACCCATTTGATGGTTTAATTAAATCAATTGCTCGTTAATTTTATCTAAACTCTATTAAATTCTTTATTGAAGGAAAGCAAAATGTCTAATTTGCAAAATCTGTTTGGTGCTAATGGTTTCGATTCATCTTCTTATGACAAAACACAGACTTTCGAGCCATTACCTGCTGGTTACTATGTGCTGCATTTGGTTGATTCTGAACTAAAACCAACTAAATCTGGTCACATGATTTCGGCCAAATTTGAAGTGTTGGAAGGTGCATTCAAGGGACGAAAATTCTTTGAGAGTTTCAACATTCAAAATGCAAATAAAGACACAGAAGCATGGGCCCGCCGTGACTTTGCCATCATGTGTGATGTTGTTGGTGTTATCGCTCCTAAAGATACTCAAGAACTGCACTATAAGCCGTTGGTTGGTAAGGTGAAGGTTATTCCAGCTAAAGACGGTTATGATGCTAAAAATGGCATGAATGGCTACTTGCCATATACGCCTGAAAACGTTGCAAAGACTCAGGTGGTGGCACCGCAACAAGCGGTTAGTCAATCATCACCATTTGGTGGTGCAGCTCCTACACAGCAATCAGCACCTACAGGTCAAGCGCCTTGGGCTAAATAAATCACGACTCAACTTAAAGGGCTATAGAAATATAGCCCTTGTGGGTGAGAGTGAGTAAGAAGTGAAGCGCGAGATTGATGTTATGTCGATTTCAAAAAGACAAAAAGTTGATGAATTAACAAAAGGATGTTAGGTCATGGCTAATATTGGATTAATGTTGTCGCCTACTATTGAGTTGTTGCGGTCGGATTTAGAAAAGAATGCAGATAAAAATTTACCATATTCGTTAGAGATTGAATCTTGCGGTAGTGATTGCCAGAGAAAAAAATGGTTTCAATTCCATTGGGTTTTGAATGCGAAAAAAAGTGCAGAAGAATTATCCATTAATTCGATGGCTGAGAGCGCAAAAGATAGAATTTTAGATCGACTTTATCGTGCTGGTGTAAATGTTAAAAAACTAGACCATCGCACAGATAAAAAGTGGAAAGCGGAATGCTTTAATGGTCATGTGGCTGGTGAGATTGATGCCATTATCATGTCTGGTCTTCCTGATTCACCAAACAAAGAGCATATTCTTTTTGTATCATCCATGTCTGATTCTGAATTCAAAGACATTGGTGAGAAGGGGATATTGAATCACGACATAGAAAAATTCCGAACAATCCAGGTTTATATGTTTTTGTTTGGTATTGAGCGTGCTTTTTTTGTTGCTGAAAATCGCAATACTGGAGAATTGTTCACCGACAGAGTAAGACTTGATAAAAATCTAGCTGGAATCATCATTGGTGGATTTGAGTCAGTTATCCAGGCTAATACCATGCCTGATGCTAAAACTAAACTAGAATGTGATTCATGCACCTACAAAGCGCTGTGTGATGGTGAATCGTGCGCCGCAAAGAATTGCAGAACATGTTTGCACTCAACACCATTACTTGATGGTGATAAAGTCGCTTGGAAATGTGAACGATACAATCAGAATGTACCTGCTGAATATCAATCGAAAGGCTGTGATAATCATTTGTTTATTCCTTGTTTGGTTACCTATGGCGAATGTCTTGGTGTTGATGGTGATGATATTTTGTATCAGGCTGATTCTGGAAAGCACTTTAAAAATGTTGTAGTTGGTGGAAAAGGTTACACATCGGAAGAATTAACCAGAATGAATAAAATTCTAATCAACGATGATGTATTCACCGAAACGAAAGATATTTTTAACGCTACTGTTACGGGTTGATTCATATATTCAACTAAAATGGATAAATTCAACTAAAAAGGATTAAAAATGCTGACTTTAAGATGGTATCAGCGTGAGGCTATTGATGCTGTTTACAATTATTTTTCATCTGGAAAGAAAGGAAATCCGATTTTAAAAATTCCAACTGGCGGAGGTAAAAGCTTAATACAGGCAGAGTTCATTAAAGAGATTTGCCATAACTGGCCAACTCAAAGAATCCTTTGTTTGGCTCATGTCAAGGAGTTATTGCAACAGAATTATGATGAGTTGATTGGTCAATATCCTGGCGCTGATGCAGGTATTTATTCTGCTGGTATTGGTAAGAAGCAATTACGTAATCAAATCACATTTGCTGGTATCCAATCTATTTGGGATAAGTCGGATAGAGTTGGTCATGTTGATTTATGCTTTGTAGACGAATGCCACCTAATTCCTAGTAAATCAATGGGCCGTTATCGTCAATTTCTAGATAATCTAAAACTCATCAATCCAAAAATCAAAATCATTGGTCTATCTGCTACTCCTTGGAGGTTGGATGGCGGTGATTTGTGTGCTGGTAAAGATTCCATATTCTCAAGAACGGTCTATGAAGTATCCATAACTACATTAATCAATGAGGGTGCTCTATGTGACATTTACACAGCAGACAGCTCCGTTACTATTGATATGTCAAAGTTAAAAACATCACAAGCCACACATGATTATACTGACAAGTCATTGCGTGATGTGTTTGAAAGTATGGAAAGTACACGACCCGCATTAGAAGAGGCTATTCAGTTGGCCAAAGACCGCCGTAGTTGGATTGTTTTTGCTACATCCGTGGAGCACGCGCACAACATCAGCCAAATCTTAGATGAGAATTCAATATCAAATAAAATCATTACCGGTGAAACCAATAAAGGTGATAGGGCTGAGTTCATTGAGGAGTTCAAGCGATATGAATTCAGAGCGTTGATATCTGTTTCATGCCTAACCACTGGTTTTAATGCAAAAAATGCTGATTGCATGATTTGTTTGCGGGCGACACAATCATCTGCCTTGTGGGTGCAGATGGTAGGGCGCGTATTGAGATCTCATCCAAACAAAAAAGAAGGAGCTCTGTTGTTGGATTATGGCAAAAACATTGAAACACATGGCCCCATTGAAGATATAAAACCACCGGTTAGAAAAGAAGGTACGAGCAAAAAATCACCATTCAGAACATGCCCAGAATGCGACACAAACGAAATTCCTATCGGTGTCAAAGTTTGCCCTGAGTGTGGTTTCGAGTTTGTTGTTAATCGCTCAATCAATATTGATGAGAGGGCTGCAAAAGGCCTAGAAATCATCTCGGCAAAACGACAAGAGCCGGTATGGACTGATGTGCAATCAATATCTGTATCGCGCCACAAATCAAGATTGGGTAAAGCTGATACGCTAAAAATTGATTATTATTGCGGTGTCAGTGTGTTTTCAGAGTGGCTGCCTGATTTCAAAATTCACCGATACATTTTAGATTCTGGTGATGTTGCGTCTAGTTCATCAATCAAAGAAAAAATAAATAATGGTGGAATTACTGATTTGATTGGTTTGATTGTTGCTGGTGATATTGTATTGGTTCCACCAGCTAAAATTATGTTACAGAAGAATGGAAAGTATAACAATGTGACTGGCCGCATTTTTGATCACTCCATTATTCGGCATACTATTGAAGATATTGATGTAAATACCAATTGGCAAGATATGGATGATAAATATCATGATGACGTGCCGTTCTGATTTAATTGTAGGAATAGACCCAGGTAAAAAAGGGGCTATCTGTATCATGGATAAAGATGAAAATATCATCGAATTGCATGATTTAAGTGCATCACCAGAGCTAATAATCCATCCCTTATTAATTCAATATAAGGGATGGATAAAAAAAATTTCATTGGAAAAGGTGGGTTCTCAAGCAAAGGATGGGCGTGTTTCTGTTTTTTCATTTGGTGAGAATGTGGGCCGTATTAAGGCGTCATGTTCACTAATTGGATTGCCAATAACAGAAGTTACACCAAGAGCATGGCAAAGCTGGTGCAATGTTTATGGCGCTGGTGAGAACACGAAAAAAAAGGCATTCGCTATTGTTAGCAAAAAATACGGTGAAAATAGATTTTTGGGGCCAAGAGGTGGCCTCATAGACGGCAGGTGTGACGCCGTTCTCATCGCTGCCTATTTAAATGAACTTTTAAACAAAAAATAGTTTGCATATAGGATTTGTTGTGTAATACTAAACGGACTTAATCAAGGAGAGTAAAAATGAAAACAGAAAATGAAGTTATCGCATTTAAGGGTTTTGATTCTGATATGTCATGCCGAGGATTTAAATACGAAGTTGGAAAGGATTACATCCATGATGGTGAAGTTAAAAAATGCGGCAGTGGCTTTCATGCTTGTGAATATCCATTAGATGTTTTTAATTTTTATCCGCCAGCATCAAGATTTGCAAAAGTATCACTATTTGGCGAATTGGATCGCGGTGAAGATAAGATTGCATCTGCAAAAATTAGCATCACAGCAGAAATGAAATTACCTGAGTTGGTTTCTAGCGCTGTTGATTTTATTTTTAATTTAGTTGATTGGAATAATAAAAAAGAATCTAACACCGGCGACCGGTCAGCGGCAACTAACACCGGCGACCGGTCAGCGGCAACTAACACCGGCGACCGGTCAGCGGCAACTAACACCGGCGACCGGTCAGCGGCAACTAACACCGGCGACCGGTCAGCGGCAAGTGTAGAAGGGTGCAAATCCGTGGCTGTAGCATCTGGATATCAAGGTAAAGCCAAAGCATCTAATGGCAGTGCAATCTTCTTGGTGCACCGAGACGAGGATTACAAAATTATTCACGCAAAGGCCGCTATTGCAGGTGTTGACGTAAAACCAGATACTTGGTATTCACTTGATAAAAACGGCAATTTTATTGAAGCGAATGAATAACCATGTTCAAATATTCATACTCCGCCCAAGGTTGTCGCGTCATTATGGATGAATCTCCGATAGAAATATCGGGATTTATCGAATCGCACAACCAGTTAACAGATTCAGAAGTTAAATTAATGGCATATGCCGACCATCCGCAATATGTTTTGTTTCGTGATTTTGAGTGTAAGGAGATTTTTTGATGACAACAAAAAAGAAAACACTGATTGAGTTGATGCTGGATGCAGGGGTTAAGCCGAATAATATTGATGAACGCATAGAATTCTTTGTAAGCGATGAACCTAATAAATCTGGAGAGAGTTGCATTTCTGGATATTCAACCATGCCAAAATTCATGGAAAAAACTAATGAGTTTCACCATAGTGGATATATTGATTTATTGTGTAAAACTCCATATCACCCAGAAGACCAAGGTAATCAAATTGTCACAAAGCAGCAATTTATTGATGCTTATGAATCGCATGAAAGATTTAAAAATCTTGCGCCAATTCCAGTGCAAAATTGCAAATGCACCGTAACGCCAGTTCTATCAACTGAATATAAACAAGAGGTTATGCAATGTAATTCACTAGAAGAATCAGAAAAATTATCCGCAGACTACGTATCATTGAGTAAGGTTTTACGCCGCGCATATGACCAAGCGGCAGTTGGTAAAGGTGCAGAGCGTCACGCAAAAGATTTGCCATTCACTGAACAGCCTATGCAGCGATTACAAGAATTGTATGGTGTTGGCTTTGCATTGGGTCAAGCCGGTAAAAAGATGCAAGAATCAATGCGTTTACCACATTATGCGGCTATTCGTGAATTACTTGGTGCAATCAATTACATCGCTGGTGCCGTTATCTACATGGAAAAGGAAAATAACAAATGACCTATACAGCAGAAATAAATACAGATGGTGAACTGATTGGATACGATCCAGATTTATCATCACCACATAAGAAAAAATCAATCCACATTCCAAAGCGGAAAATTCATCGCACTACATTTTCGGAAAATAACAAAATGGCATTATCACCATTGAAGACACAAGCAAAATCAGAAACAAAGTTCAGCGAATTGGTGGAAAAGGCCTGCCATATCGAATCTGTAGCTGAAACGGCAAGTCACCACCGTATGGCGATTAATGCATGGAAAGAGGCAAAAAAACTTGCTGAAACGGATAAACAGAAAAAGTTTTGCGACCAACGCATTCATTTGAATGAAAATAAGATTACCATTTGGGGAAGTCATGAATAAAATCACCCCAATCGAATCATACAAACAGCATTATGCCAACGTAACGCGCTTGATTTTAGCGCGTTCATCGAGTGATGGTGATGACATTATCAAGCATCACGAATTGGCCGAACAAGCGATTGAATACGAATTGTCACGCTTGCGAGAATCATTGCGTGAGCATATTAATCGCACCAATAGAAACAAATAATTAATAGTTGATAGGAGCTTTACATCATGGGAACCAAAAGAAAAGAAATCAATTTCACCAATCAGGAGCTATCTGATTACATTGAGCGCAGAATTTTTATGCCTGAATTGGCCGCAAAATATGGCGTCAACAAAGACACGGTTAGGCTCAGATTACGTGACTTGAATCGTGCCGACATTAATGCAACTATCGACCTAAATCGCGCCCAATCAAACAAAAAAATGACAGATTCAGTTTTTCAAAGCGTATTGGATGACTACAATTCCGATATGTCAATGGAAGATATTTCCGATAAATACCACATGACGTCAGTAACCATTAATACACATTTGCGCAATCGTGGCATACCAACACGAAAAAGACCGAAATCAAAACAACCAAGACGAGATGCTAAACCAGGGGTTGTGTTTAATGCGGTAATTCCAAAAACATCATTTGTTCGATATCAAAAAATGTTCACACAATCAATGATGCAATTATGAAACTAAACGACATAAACCAATCCATTCAGCAATACGCTGATTTGTTTTGCGAAGGCTGCTATGATGCGGCCTTGATTCTTTTGCGCGATATGGGGTTTGAAATATGAGCAGAACAAGAAAGCAACCATATACCGGATCTAAGCGATTTGATGTTACTTGTCGATGTCATGGCTCATGTTCATATTGCAGAGATAATCGGACATATTCAGCAAAGCATAGGGCTCAATTTTCCGATGTTGGCGACCCGTCTGATAATGATATTTTTGATGATATTGAGATTGATGATGAGATGAATAATGATTATGCGGATGATATTTAATTGTATCCCATTAATTACATCACTCAACCAATCGCCAAGATGTACCGATATTGATACAATAATCCGACATTTTTAGCAGAGAAAATCAATGTATAGCGAATGGTGTAAAAGAATGTCAGAAAGCTCCACGGACGGAAAAGAGGCGTATAATTACTATCAATTACAGCAATTCTGGCTGGGCCGTGGATTGTAAATTACCAATAGATGAGGAAAAAATATGGCAGATGAAGTAGAGATTGCATCAACAGCAGCAGTTGAACCGGAAGTGGTTTCCACCTCTGCGGTAACGGAAGTTCCAGTTGATGAGACAAAAACAGCAGAAGATCACCAAGCGTTATCGTTGCTTGAAAAGATTGAGGCAAAACTATTATTTGTTGAAACTCAAATCGCGACAGAAATCAAACAAGTAATCGATGAGATCAAATCTCACTTATAATTTTATAAATACAACATAAACCCGCTTCGGCGGGTTTTATTTTATCCATACAAAAGGTGATATAATTGGATGAGTTTTAATCATTGAGTATTTTTTATGGCAACAATTAAATTTCCAACAGGTAGCCTTGAAACGCTGTACCGCCGCATTCCGTATTTTAATCGTGACAGACTAGCTGCAACATCATTCACCAACACCGAATATCTATCAATGCTAGGTATTGTCTATATCGCTGAAATTGACGTGACGATTGCATCACTGCAAGCGCAATGGATACGATTTGTTGCTCCGGTAGATAGGGATGTTCAGATACTTGATAGAAATTTATTTACGACTATTTCTGGTGGCGAATATAACATTTATTTTTCTGCATCTGCGTTTACCGATGACACAACAAACAAAGTTAAAATTGAAACGGTAAATCCGCTGCCTGGAGTCTCACCAACTTCCATTTGTGTATCTCAATCTGTAGCGCCTACCGTTACTGGCCCATATTTTACGCCAATCATGGCTGGATATACCGCATCGAACAACCCAAATCAACAACCAGTAGGTACGCCATCCGGTAAGTCTGGTTTGCGCACCTATGGACGTGGAACTGGTTTTTATGGCAGGATTTACAATCCAACGAGCGTATCACAGCGAATGATTTTGCAGATAACGTATGCCGAGCTAGATAATTCAATCATCCCTTAAATATAAAAAGGCGCTAAATGCGCCTTTCTTTTTATGTGCCCCATGTATCTTGTATATCATCATGGGTGTTATCTTTCCGATTCACTTTATTTCTTTCCCATTGTTCATTTAAGAAGTTATTGGATTGTTTAGTTCGCTCAAGATATTCTTGTCTGGCTGCGAATTTTCGCTGTTTTTCTTTCTCTTGATACTCCGGTGTAAATAGTTCACCAGATTTTATTGCTGCTAAGACTTCTGTTTTTGATGGCATTATGATTGTCCTTTATTGTCGATGTCGCTTTGGACGAAAATTACATTGCGTTTGTCTTTTCGTTCATGGCGCCCACATGGTGGAACATTGCTGTAATCACTGCCAATTGTACACATCCCATGAGCGCTACTTAAGTCACAACACTGGCAGTAATCTTTCTCAACAGCTACATACCATAATCCGTCATGCATGAACTTATTTTCTGTGTTCTCCATTACTTTCTCCACCCATCAATGCGAGTTGATTTATGTTTATGCTCAACGCAAGATTCGCAAGCATAGCCGATATCAATGAATCTGCGGTAGCTAAATGGTGGCTTTACTGCCTTCTGCATCACGTAATATTCGGAGTTAAAGCCAATTACCTCGCCGCAGTGATAACATTTTTTGTTCATTTATAAACCCTCTTAATTCCATAATAATTCATCATAAACCACCAATGACGAATGCTAACTGAAAATCCTCTGTCTTTCATTTCTCTGATTGAAACTTGTTGATATTTTGAAAGATGACTCATCATTTACACTCCACAATCATAATCCGGTTATCGCCTTTTTTCATGAAGATGACGCTATGATTTTCAGATGTTAATTCAAAACCACTAATGCGCATATGTCGCTTGACTGATGCCATAGTACTGAATCCAATCATTACTGTGCTTTTCATATCGCTACCGATTACTTTAACCATGATAAATCTCCAATTAGTTAACGATTTAAGTATTACACATTATTTCTGATATGCAAAGAAAAATCCGCACTAGGCGGATTCTTTTGTGAGGTGGGTGACTATAATGCAGGTTAGTGCGTGGACTAAAGCGCAAAATGATAGGTATTGGAGTAATGTCATTTTTGCGCATCCGGCGCTTTCAATTCACCGGATTTCAGTGCATCGTAAATAACAGCAGCATCACAAGCATCAGACAGTTCATCGTTAATTAATCGCAATGCAGACTGACACCACTCATCGCGCAACCGCGCCGCTTTTTCTTCTGGTGTTTCAATAGGCTTAAAGTCTCGATTAAACCTTGAAACTGTAACTAACATTAGATTTTTATCCGATGTATTGCGTAGAGCAAGCTCACATCTCTCTTTAGCTAAAACCTCATATTCTTTTTTGTCGCAGCCGATAACAATGCAACCAACCTCCGGTAACCGCCCTGCCTTCTGGTCTTCCACCGTCCAGCGTTTAGGTTCTGGCGTTTCTTCGATGCGGCGCATGGCTAAGAATAAATTTGCAGGATAACCTTTATTTTTTACCCACTTTTTACTTCCAATATTAAAATACTCATAACTTTCACCTGCAATAATATTCTTGTAGAAATATTTCTTACGCTCAATAGATTCACTAATAAATTCTGCATCCTCTGGGGATCCATCAAACCAATACTGCGGCCCAAAAACAGGAATATATTTTTTCATCACACAATCTCCTTAAAAACATCAACACCAGATTCAATATCAAGATTAAACAATGCAACCATCACAGACACAATAACAATTGAAATCATAACTGGACACCACATAAAAAGCTTCCAGATTGTAAAAATTTTATCCTTCAATGGTGCATTTTTGAATATTTGCCAAATTTTAATCACATTCCACCTCATACCTAGTAATCTGCCATCTATTGCTGCAAATATGCTTTACATGTGCAACAAATCCATTCTTCTCATATCTGCTTTTTTCATATCCTTTTGATGCTTTTTATATCCATCCACCTCCAATTCAGTAATGCATTCTTTCATTCGCTTGTGTTCTGATACGTAAATCAATTTTAAATTTTTACCGCTATTCACTGGCTTGATTAATCTTACACCAAGCAACAAGCAAAACAACTCGTGTTGTCGGATTAATGGATTACCGGTTAATTTTTTCTTATTTCGCTCCCAGCATCCGCCGCCTTCATTGTCGTTGACATCCATCAAATCGATAATGGTATCTACACCTAGCCCTTGGTTTATCATGTAAATGAAATCACGCGCTGAATCATCCGAGATTTTACCTCTTGATTGTCCAGATATGTAACGAGCTCTAACATCGGATAATTTCATTCAATCACCTCAATACCATAAGCGGCCAACACATCATCCACCGTCTTCCAATCGCCAATTACCGGCTTATGGTGACAATGCCAACCTGTATCTGGTGAACCATAAGCACCAGCAGTGGCAAGCGTAACAGGTGGTTCAGATTTGCTCTGTGCGTATAAGCTATCGATACCATTGTGGATATGGTTAAAAAGCTCATGCTCGATGTTGTTTAGGGTGATTTTCATTTTACTGTCTTCCCGTATTCTCCAGCCAAAATGCTATTTAATGCATCGGCGTCATTTTGTGAAATATAGGCGTGGACGTTTCCGTTTTGATATCCGACCAAGCGCAAGAAATCATCTTTGTATTCCCCACCTTTAGATCTCAAACATTGCAGCATTTCATTGGCTGGATAGTCATGCGGTTTAACACCATTAATGACATACAAAATCCGATGCAAGTCTGATAATTTTTTGTCATAGTCTCCATGACTAGACCAAGTGCTAAACCACGTACTTAGCGCTGAATGCAGGATTATTTTCTTGCCAAAGCTCATCGGTTTATTCGTTTTGTATGCCGGATGCAATGAGCGAAAAACATCAACAACAGACTGCTTGAAAATATCATCAGCGTTTTCGTGTAATGATTTTACAATATCATTCACTGCTTGGATGGATACCGTTTCTGGGTTTTCATAGATTTGGTCTATTTTTGCTTCATATTGACTAGCTGACATCATACGCTTGATACCGGCAACATCCATTAACCCCTTCCAGATTACCGAATCAATACGTTTGACAATCAGTTCCATTGTTTTACCTGTTGAACCTTCTCGGCAAAAATAGTCTAGGCTTTGGCGATGACCACTAAATAATAGATTTCCTAATGGTTGTCGTTGTGCTGCACTAAAATGGTCTTGCGCTTCTTTTATTAGCCTCGCAGCCTCAAGCAACTTAGTTACGGTTAGGTCTCGCTGTTCACAAATGTCTTTGACAGTTGCTGGTAATGCTAGTGATGTAGTCATGTAAAGCTCCTTGTTTCAATTCACTCAGTATTACACAAATAACAATACAATCAACAAAAAAAGACCGCAATCGCGGCCTTGTTTGATTTGGGTCAATTTCAGTAAAGATTTTCCGAATACAACTTCTCGCTATCGCCACCAACAACACGGATTATCTGATTGTTATGCTCTGCGATGATTTTCGCTTCTTTTCTGTCATAAAATCTACCGAATTGATCAATAAATCCTTGTGTTTCTTGATTTTTATAAACTTCTTTGAATAATCCAACTTGTGCATGAAATTGATTGCGCATTAAGGTATCCCAATGGCGAGCGCCGATTAGAATTAAATCACCGTCATTTGTAGGTATCTTGTTGGCTGCACAAACAATTCTCGGTGGAGATGGCAGATGCTTGTATTTTTCTTCAAAAGTCACTTCGTTTCTCCAATTACAAATACGTCAACGGCATTTTCAACTTACAAGCCAGCGAATGTTCAGCGATAGCGCCAGGTGATTCATTCCATTTTTGCAGGAACACCACTTCATCGGCACATAGCAACATTGCTATACAGATTTGCATGTAATCTTTTTCTGCTAATCCGCTCGGTAAAATAGCTGGATTGAGTACTGCATAACCTTGCTTTTCATAACTAGAAGCCAACTCATTAAATATTAAGCGATTGAAATTGTCATATCCCGTCATTGGGCCGGATAGGAATAGTTTTTTCATAATTCAATTCCTTTCCGTTTGCAAACCTCAATCAAATGCAACGCCTGCGATTCTGCATCATCCACTGCATTGTGATGGGTCCCAGTTCTTGTCATTTCCACATCTGGATATAAGTTCTTAATGGTTCGATAGCATCTATCATTCCAAAACTTCCAGGGTTTTTGTATTTTAAGCAGTCCATATGCAGATGATAGAATGGTGTTATCAAATGCAGCGCCATCACCCCATACCTCGCATCCGTCAACTTTGTTAAACCAGACTGTAAATGCAGCCAATCCATTCAATAAAGATTCCGACTGTTCATTATTGTCGAATGCTGATCGCGCTGCATCAGATTGCTTTAACCACCATAGGATTGTTGATGTATCGATTTGCATTCCCGCTGATACGGAAGATTCAAGGATTACTTGCTGATAAAATTTATCAACAACACCATTAATATCAAAAGCTACCGCACCAACAGCGATAATTGCAGCGCGATTATTATTACCCATTGTTTCCAAATCTAACATGATATGCATTTTAATTTCCTTCCTTAATCATTGCGTAATTAATAACAGTCCGACCCACTTCGCCAAACTCTTTATGATAAGTAATCACCTTGGCGCTTCGGCCTGACAGCCAGCCACCACGCGCCGCATAAGCATCTCTTGCTGCTAGTGTTTGGTGTTGCTCAATCGTCATGAGATTGCTTTCATTGAGCTTATTGTGGTGATAATGCCCCATGTGACAATAGGCGTGATCACTTACACCGAATTCGCGCTTGAACATTCCAGCCATTACAGAATCAATCTTATCGAATTTTGACAAATGGCCATGATGATAAAACAGCGCCGTCTTTCCATGCATATAGCAGTAATACGGATTGGCTGAATTATCAATCGTCACTCTTGGCTCTGATTCGTAGAGTGCCGAGAACATCTCACGCAACCAAACGGATGCGGATAAATCGTGATTTCCCTCTGCTAATATGACAACCACTTTTGAGTGCTTAAATAACAGCATATTGATGATTCGGCGCAATGTGCGAATGACAACTCGCACCACTTTGCAGAATCGAGAATCAGCATCCAAAATATGGCCTGACGATGGGGTGATAGCCTGGAGCCCATCAGAATGCAATAGATCCCCGATATTCGCCAGAATTGCGGTATCGGCATCCGGTGATTTATTAATTGCAGTTTGAAACCATTTAATCAGTGATTTTTCAGCAATGGAAATATCGTAATCATCGTCTAATGTTTCCGGCTTCCAGCACAGAGCACCAAAGTGCAGGTCAGTAATGGTGTATTGATTGACCAATGCAGAATCAGTTTTTACCGATGATTGCACAATGATATCTTGAGCTGGAATTTCCTCTTTTAGTGCCTCAACCGCTTCCAACATTAACTGATATTGCCTTTCCGCATCAATTGATGTTTTAACCCACTGTAATTTTTGTTCCCCATCTTTTCCGTAAAGTGTAGATGTTCCGCGTAATTTAAAGCCTTCTGGAACTGTTTTAATCATGTCATGTTCAGGAGAATACCCTTGCTTGGCTGCCTTGGCTTTAACGCGAGATAGCGCGATTGTTACCGCTCTTTCGTTGACACCTAAACTATCTGCCGCCTTTCGTAATGAACCCTCGGATAATATCGCCTGTAACTTCTCCGTCTCCTTTTCAGTTGCATACTTTAACAATTCATCTGTGATTTCTATCGACCAATCTTTACCTTGTGCCATTTTAAAATCCCTTAATTGATTGTCATTTTTCCAGATTTGGCAAGTTCAGCTTCTGCTGCTCGCTCAAGCGCAACTAGGTAATCATTAATATCTAATGCCACTCGTTGTGCTGGTGATAAGTCGGAAATGAATTCATCAACGCCTGGAATATCACCAGTAAAATGAATTCGCGTAGTTTTGGTTGTTGGTTGGTCTTCGATGGTGATTGTTATTTTCATCGACCAGAACTCCCGAACCCGCATTCACCGCGCACACTGTCGGATAATTCTTTCACTTCTTCAACACCGTAATTTTCAACCCGCTGGATTAGGATTTGCGCGATACGCTCACCGCGATTTATATAAACCTTTTCATCCTTTATGGTGGATAGGGCGACAATTACTTCTCCGCGATAGTCAGAATCAATAACACCAGCGAGCACTATAACGCCATCTTTGCACGCCAACCCGGAGCGAGGCCAAACCAGTGCAACATAGCCTTCTGGAATTTCAATTGAAATACCTGTCTTTATTTTTGATACTATCCCACTCGATAGTTCGCTCAATTCACTCGCATACAAATCATATCCTGCTGCAAATTCACTTCCTTGCGTTGGCAGTTTTGCGGTATCGGTTAGACGCTTTACTTTTAGTTTGATAATCATTTATTTTCTCCAATCTTCTCAATTTTCAATTTCTTCTGTTTCCGATGCCAAGCCACCGCACATTTATTGCTAACACCTTTCACATCACAAAACTTTCGTGATGCGGGTGAGTTACCCGGTAGTTCTACGCCGCAATTTAAGCAATACTTTTTTTCTTTCTCTTTCATCATTTTTACCAGTAGTTTTGAAGTCATTGAGAGAGTGTATTACTTGTTTTGATGTATTACAAGATAAAAATGTTTGTTGTTGGTATTGCAATGATGGTAAAAATGGATTACATTGAATTTGTTGTGAATGCGCAGGCTGATGCGCTAATCAGGTGAACGAGAACTTGCTAGATACACGGCAGTGCACCTAAGGCGCTAGCAAGACATGTAAAGCTACTATCCAAAGCCGTGGAGGTTTAATACACCTCTAGGATAGAGGTTCGGTAGATTGAGCAAGATGTAAAACGAGGCGTCGCCATACGCCTATCGTCACCAAGCTGGAGTTCAGCGCCAGCCACAACAAACTCAAGACCTATCTAAGGCGCGACCATTTAGGCTAACCACTGGAAGTGGTTAATGTATACGGATGCTGGCAAACCGGTTATGAGGAAGTGAAGCGTAACACTTCGGAATCCAGCCTTGAAAATAACGCATTTATTCGTCCACAACCTCTGTGCTCGCTGCTTACGTTGTGGATTTCATTTACTCAAGCCAACTACATAAGATTTCCGCTTTCTTGGGTCTATGTTGCAAGGTTGGCATTTATTGCTCTGTAACTTAAGGTAAAGTGACCTGCCTCATAAGCGGGAAAATTCAGGTTCGATACCTGTCGGAGCAACCATATATAGATTTAGCCGACCTAGCTCAACTGGCAGAGCAACTGACCTGTAATCAGTAGGTTATCCGTTCGACTCGGATAGTCGGCACCAAACAAATAATTACCAAAGCCTCTTAAAAATGCTCAAACCTGGTGATGGCCCAGCTATTAGCTGGGTTTTTTATTGCCTATCGAAAAATAATCTTGATTTATGGCGTAATTGGTATTACAGTTTTAGTTATTAGGTAGGAGATTTTACCAATGACAGATAAATGGACAAAGCCAACTAGATTGCAGCAATTACTAATAACTCCAATATTGATTAATTTGGGTTATGCTGATGGTGCTTATGAGTTGATAATCCACTCAGTAAGTGATGACGGAGTTCGATTAAAGCTGAACATTGAAATTCATGGCTATGAATCGAGATTTTCAGAGAAAAGAGCAATCAAATTTCGCAGAATTACTATTTAGAGGATTTATGCCATACACATCACAAGATTCATGGGTCTTGGATTTCATTGAATTGCTAATCAAGCAAGGTTACAAGCACGTCAAATGGACAAGAGATGATGAAGGACATCATTCAATTACTTTTGATAAGGATGAAGAATTATGAATTTAAGATTTACTGGAATTAATATTCTCAATACCGCCTTCAATGATAACGGTACTTTTTTTTATGGGTTATGCGGAGGCTCTATATTTTTAGCTTGGTTTGGTAGTGACCACTTTAAAATTCATTCATGTCAATATAAATATGGTGTCACCATAAATGATCGAAATCACAAGCTTTCTGTTTGCGATGCTTATGTTCTATATAGTCAACTTGCAAAACAATGCCAATCAAAAGGAATCCGATTCTGCGATAAAAAAATTAACTTCAAAAAAGGATAATAATCATGAACATCATAGAAACAATCATTGAAGATGGCCGCCAATATTGGGCTATCAATAAATCAATCAGAACCATCAATTTTGAGTTTATTTACATGGAAGTTAAACGCCGGATCCGTGAAGATGTTGATGGGTTATTGGAGAGTTAATTTCGTTTGCCGTTCACAAAAACAGGATGTTCACGAATCATGAACAATTTTATTCAAAATAATGCATTACGCGCCATTGCTAAGCAACTCAACAAAGACTTGAGTAAAGCATTAGATAATCAGCCGAAATCGCTACATTTATCGATTATGACGCCCATCATTGATGCTGCATCAGCAAAGGCTGCAATGATTGGATTTACGCATACGCAAATGATTTACACTATGGCGATATTGAATGGTGTTTTTAAGGAAAAAGATTAGGGCCAGAAGGCCCTATTTTATTGGATTGATTTTAGAGGATTGCAGGTAAATACATACTTAATCCGCTCACCAACATACTGATTACTATCAAGCGCTGTTGCTAAATTCCATCCAAATCTGAATTTCATGCACTTACCAAATCCAGTTGGAAAATATGTTCTAATGACAAAATATTGCGTGTTCTTCACATAAGCAAAATTGACACCCCACACACCTTTGTCGCTTATATCCAAATTGCCATATGAAACAAATCCTTCTGGTAATTTATTTGTTGCCAATACCGTAGAGTTGAATCCGTATGATGGGTTTCTAATAAGCCATAATACTCGTCTGATATACCTTGGTAGTTTATTGATATATGGATGCTTGGCGGTACTTTGCCAACCACTATCACCATCAATAGATGCATCAGGCGTCTGAAACCAATATAACCAATTTGGAAGCCAACCTTCTGAATCAGCAAATAAAGGCAAAATAGGAGATAAAATGTAAGCAATAAACGTTACAAATATGTTGATTGGCAAATAAATTACCGCCTGAACAAACCCAAAAATCAATAAAAATATCTGTTTCATTTTCCATTCACCAATTTTCTATCTTCTTCAACTATAGCTTGGCAAGCCGCAAGCTGCTTTACTACTTCGTCTGCTTCACTGGCGAGTTTAAAATAAAACTCTCCATCTTCTTGAGAAATATTGGATTTCGTTTCACCATTATAGTCGCTGGTGCTGGCGGTAGAACCGGACACACTTGCGATGGAATTGAGTTCACTGATTCTTTTGTCGCGCAAGCTGATAGCAGTACGCAAATGCTCAATGCTAGTAGATAATTCATTTTTACCATCTTCTTTCCCCTGTTCATATTTAACCGCTACATCATTTTGAGTGATTGCAAACGCTTGCTCGTGCGCTCTTACTTGCACGGCTCGTTCAATGGTTGCTTGTTGTGTTGCTACTGTTGATTTTAGCCCATCACGCTCTGCAATTAATCCGCGATATGAATATCCCAGATAAAGCAATGCCGCAACAGCTACCGTAATCAATATTTCTTTCCAATACTTTAACGCTAACATTTTACCCCCTTGGTGATTGTCGGTTTATCCACTTGCTTTTTCATCATTGCATGACCGAACAAACAGAAATAACTCACCTTTCCGACTGCATCATAATGACTATCTCCAGCCATTCGCAATGGGCAAATGGCGTAATATCGGCCATTCTGCAAAACATAAACCACATCTTCTGTGACATAGTGCGGGATAAATCTATCATAGATATAACGAATTATGCTTTGCATGAATCACCTCAATCTATTGTTTTAAACCATGCCTCTTCCGCATCTCGGCGCTTAACTAGCCCCGCCAATACGCGACCACCAGCCTTTACCCATTTATCAAATTCTTTACTTGCGCCATCAAAGTCACCTGCATTAATTAACTTTAATAATGTTGATGATTTGAAATTTCCAGCGCCGACATTAAATACAAAATCTACGCACGCATCAAATTGATGCTGCGATAACTGGATGGATACGTAATTATTTACTGTTGAAACTGCTGATTGCACATCAAAATGCAACCATCTTTCTGATTGTTCTTGTGTGCAAGTTAATCCTTTTTTTACTTCTGGGCCCGTATGACCATACCCAATAGTCCAAGGTGCATCTCCAGTACCTGGGTCTGGATATGCAGTTAATCTGCACCCCTCAAAAAATTGAGTTAATTGCCTTTGTCCTGATAATGAAAAATCTAGTCTGGTTTTCATATTACTTACTCAACTTAAATGCACCAGCCATAGCTGTAAGCATTGCCGCATTACCCAAACCAAAATCAGTTAAATTAAATATGATTTTACCGGTAACAACGCAATAAATTTCAAGACCCAAACCAACTGCAAAACCCATCGCTGACCACACAAAAGATGGTTCAATGGTTACATTATCGTTTCCGGTGAACAATTCTGATATTTTCATTTCCCATTACCTAGCAGTGATTCTGTTGTCGCGCCATTAATTGCTGAATGTGCTATTTCTGCGTTTTGTTGAGTTGTTTTACTTGATAACCCACTAACAAAAGTATTCAAAACGAAGCCCATCAGTGTAATAATTATGATGGTTAAAACGGTGATTTTAATTGCGTTTACTACTTTGTTTTGAGTTGAGCACTCACGCATTCTAATTTTAATGAAATCAAAGTATGTTCTAGTTACATCTGGAGAATCTGGAGTCATCCCCATAGCTATCAATAACTGTTTAGCGTATTCATTTGACGATATTGATTTTTTGATGTCTTTCAATTCAATTGATTGTGATGCTACATCGTGACGCAATTCGGCGAGCTGTGTTGCATGACTGCTATGCGCTTGCGTTAGCTCTTTCACATTATCCGCTAAATCTTTGACCGCATTAGTATTTTGAGCTAAACCAGCTATTAATTGCCCCATCATTAAATCATCAGTCGCCATGCTATTATTCTTTTGTGTTAATTGATTATAGTTTCATTCATTATTGCATAATGCAAAAAATCGGTAAAGAAAACCGCCCGAAGGCGGTCTTATTAAGTACCAGATGGGTAGATTGGCCTTTGCGGTAAATCTACAGTTGAATCCCCAGATGTTGCCCGCACAATATCTCTGAGATTGTTTGTGTAATCCATCCATTCAGCCGGATATGAAATCCCAGCCTTCAAACATCTGATCGCAACAATGTCTGTGTCATTCAATAATGATTGCGCTTTTGTTTGGTATTCAGACCAAGATAATAGATCTGGATTATGTTTTGAATATACATCTGTTACGCCAGATACAACGGATTCTGGGGTATCTTCAAAAAATATTAAATCACCGTCCGCTATCCAGCTAAAATGCTCTCCGACTAATCCGCCATATTTGACTAATTCATCGTAAAAACTATTCCCAATTGGCTTGTTCATTTTTTATCACCCCATTGTCATCATTTTTACCTGCGAAGCTGCTTTTAACGTCCCAGTACCGGCTGTTACAAACCCGTAGACTTGGCCATTATATACACCGTCTACAGTAACAGTTTGAACACCAGAGGAGCTAAAGCTCATATTGGCTGTTGATGATGTCAGACCACTCAATGAGCCAACCGCAGTACCTGATATGTATGCTCTAAAATAAGTCGTGTTACCGCCTGAATTTACACCTGTACCATCAGAAATACATTCCAGTGTTTCCCCAGCCCACGCTAGCATTGTATTTCTGGGTACTGTTGCCAATTCTGCGATAGATGTATTAGTGAAGGTGGTATCTGATACAACAGAGTTCGTAGTGTTTACTAATCGTTTGTTAAACCAGTTCAAACAACCTTTAAATGATGATGAATCAACAAATTGTGATGAAGGGTTAGTGTAAATCATGCCAACCAATGTACGAGTGTCGTCACCAGACTTTGTTTCTATTCCGCCAGTGCTAGTGGTGTGCGTTGTCGCCGATGCTTCTAATGTCATAACGCCAGCCGATACATAGGCATATATGTAATATAGTGTGCTTGCTGATAACCCTGAGTTACTTAGAGTTACTCCGGCGGTTGGAATTGATACCGGAGTATCGTTGATGATTAAATTTCTTCCGTTATAAGGAGTTAAAGTGAGCACCGTTGTACTTGTTACGGATAACCTGCACTGACCATGCCCAGATTGCGACACTCTAATTGCGTGTTCTGGGCTCGTAGCTGGTGCAATTAACCACGGAAGTGCATAATTCCCTGCTACCGCATATATGTTAACTCCGTTGCTGTATATAATTTGACAACTACCAGATCCACCAGAATAAATGGTTGTTCCTGTGCCAGAGGCGGTTTTTAGTGTAACTGTATATGCACCAGTGCAATTGTTTACAACTAACCATTTGTTAACTGTGGCAGGAAAGATTAAGTTTAAATTGGTGGTCATTACCCCAGAAAGAATAATGATTTCCTTACCAGCTTGGTCAGCAGTTAACGTAACATTGCTGCTAGTCAAAGTAATAGCGGCAATTGTCATTGCGTCTACCGAAACCCAACCAGCGCCACCAGAATCTGGATTTGATGTATTATTCTCAACAGTATTCAACCAGAAGTTAGTTCCGGTGGAGCTTAGCACCTTGGCACCAACGGGATATCCAGATACGTTACTATCTGAGGCAAATGTTGAATTATAAGGATACGCACCTCCCGCCTGGTTCCATCGCATGGCTTTAGTAATGGCATTAAGCACACCATTCATGTCCTGACCGAATGGAGGGGTACCACCAGATGCTTTTGGAATCATTGTTAATGGTGGGAACCCATCATTATAAGAAGCCGCACCCGCTGTAACGCCAATCTGAGAGGCAGTTGGAATTGTGTTGATATAACCTATGCCTGCATTATTTGCAAACGGCAAGGTTATTTGTGAAGGGTAATTACTTGATTGCACTTATAGAGCCCTCTGAAAGGAATGTGCCTTGATTAAAGGGTTGATATTCTAAACTATCTGTATAAAATCCAAACGTTGAATCATTGTCCGCTTGCATTACTGATGCATAAACTCCAGATGGTCGAGGGAATGCACCTGAATTGGTTATGATTGCTAACTCCCAATCTTCTAATGCAAATTCAAAGGTGTATCGTATTTGCATTTCACCCAAATCATTAACATAGCACCGACCCCTTCCTGAAAATAAATTCATCAATAGTTGATTCAGTGCGGGGATAGTTGACGATGAAATATTAGATAATGCTTTCACTAAAATCAATGTGCGAAATGCATCATCCGATAACGCATAAGTGCTGGTGGTGCCAGTTGCATAAAAAGGGGATTGCCCCCAAGGTTGCCAAGTGTTGCCTGATTCTTGATAACCGAAACTATCTGGCGTTGAAGGCAAAGTTAAATTTCGATTAACTCCTACAATTCTTCCCCAAATATCAAGACCAAAACCTTGCGCAGTCGAAACATCCCAAACGTAAGACAAAAAATTATCTATGTTTACAGATTGGTCAATATATTGATTAAAATTACTAATCAATTGAACAATTGTTTGGCTATTTGCATATTGGCTAATTATTGTTTTTTCTACATCAATCATATCACACCAGCGCTACGGTTATATTTGATGCTTGAATTGTTGGCGCTTGATCTATTCCCATCGTAACCGTAGTAGTTGATGGCGATAAGCTTGTACCAACAAATAATGATAAAATTGCCACGTATTGATTCAATGATGCTATTCCTGCATAAAAACGACTTGCAAAAATCTCACTTCCAATTCTAGCTCTACTTCCTCCGTCTTCGCCATTAAACGCTGAAATGATTGCGCTTTTAACCTGCGTGATTATGTCTGACGGCAGATTTGGATTGTTAACCAAGCTAACAGAAAAATAAATCGGTGTAGATGTTGGAATATTGTATGTGATTGTTTGCGTTGGATACGGATACGAATAGTTAACTGTATCCGATATGGTTACAGATGTATTTCCATTCATATCACAACCAGCATCCTTTGTTTTCTGAATTGCTGATGCAATATCAGACGATGCGCCACCAACAACGCCAACATAAACAGAATGAGGCTTCAATGAATAGTTTGTCACACCTTTATTTATTGATGTGCTGAGTGGGTTATCTATAACATAACAATCCAATACATTAGATACAGTCAAGACATTGGCAAGGATTGCTGCATTAGTTCCCGTTGAATTAATTGCAACTGATTTCTGCCTGCGGTATTCAAAATCCTGCTGTGATTCCACATTGCGACCAAGAACACCAGAAGAAGGATTTGTGATTGCGTCCCAACCGACAATCTGCTGGACGATAACAGTTAATGTACCTGATGCACACGCGATAGGGCCAGTAACAATATTTTGAAATTCAGCAGAAACCGTACCAGTGCTGCCGATTGTCACTGGCGCGGTTGAAATGTAAGTATTGCCACTGGTATCTTGAGCTTGAACTCCAGCAGGAATAACGGTTCCACTAACACCTGTCAGCGTGCATTGTACTGCTGTCGCCTGCGATGGAATTCTTTCCATAAAGTAAATGCGGCCAATAGCATCTTGGAAGGCGCCAGATGCATTAGCTGGATCTACTTGATTTACTACATATAAAAAATTATCGTTAGCGTCACCAATAATTGCGGTTTGACTTGACGCAATTTGGCCTTGTGGAGTGTTTAGATTTTGATCTAAATTACCGCCAAATGCAGCATTAATATCAGTTTGAACACCAGCTAGAATTTCAGCTTCCGTTGGTGCAGTAACTCCGGTGCTGGTAAAAGTTAAAGCTGGTACGCTTGTTGTTGTCATAAGCTAACGCCTTGCTCCACGCCTGTCGCGTCAGTAAATCTAACCTGTCCGCTAATACTTCTATTAGTAAAAGAGTTTATCACACATCGGGCTGACACGACACCAGGCACGGTCAGCGCCTGATTTACAAAATATTGTTGCAGCACGTTAATTGGCGGTAATTGCCCCAACACACTTTCCCAATATGGAATGCCCATTGTTGTATCGTAATAGACTTCACCAAGAAATGTTTTACATGCCGATGCAACATCTTGCGCCATAGAATAGGGATTTGAGGCCATAGCTATATTTCCAGCGCTATCAACAACCAAATCCCAATTATTCAAATCTAAAAGTAATGTATCTGCCATTAATTAGGTGCTCCAGTATTTCCACTGCCAGTTGTTACGCCGCTGTGCGTATGAGTATGGACGTTTGTGCCCTGAGCCACCATAGCTCCAGTGGTCGTTAATGAGCCACTCATTGTGGTTGCTCCTCCGCCAGTCTGTGACAATGTACCAGCCAATATAGTAGCGCCGTTTACTGTAAATGTTGGCGTTGTAATGGTTGCTGATGAAGTTGCATTAACTTCTAATGTCGCGCTATTTATTTTCACGTCTGGCGCGCTTAATGCAACCGCAGTAGGCGAGTGTATTGTTATGCCAGATGTATTAAATTGCACATATTGCGATGGCGTACCGTTCAAGAATCCGCCAAAATACAAACCATCCGCTTTGTTGTATTTTCTGCGACTTGCCGGATTGCTTACATCTTTGGTTTTCTTTACGGTAGAAATATCGCGACTGCAAAAACCGCAAACGCCAATGTCGCCAACTTGCGGGTCTAAAATAATCGCGTTACTTCCCCCCTGCATTCTCAAATATGGGATATTTGAAATAGTACCGCTGGTGATTCCTTTGCCATCACCTGTTAACTGATTAACAAGTAATTGTGCGTTGATATAACCAACAGGCGACACGCCACCAGCATTGGTCACCTTGGTCACGCGCACCAGCGACATGGTATCTATTTTGTTGATTAATTGGCTAATGGTAAACACCATCGCGTTATAATCACTTGCAATGGATGATATTTGCTTTTGGCTGAAATATTGTTCATTAGACACCGACTACTAACTCCTTATTTGAGCATCGCACCTCAGTAAACCAAGGGCCATTTGGCATATTTGAGCTTAAATGATGCTTAACACCCATGATTGACCATTTACCATTCGCAGGCGTTACGATTGAGTTTCTCAATATCAATTGACCGTGAATGACAATTGATGGATTAAATAGTGTTGTAAAATATGGGCCGATGATATCAAGATGCGGATAACCAATAAGCCCGCTAAATTCATCGATAACCGGTATCGACATCTTGCGATTCTTATTTTTTGGTATGACAATCAAAGTATTAATATCAATCAATAAATCAAGATTGGCAAATGCAGCAGCATCACGCGCTTGTTGTAAATACGACCCGTCAAAATGATAATGACTGTAAACGCCAGTTAGTTGATCGCACTCTATTTCCATTCCCATCTGATTTGCAAAGAATCTGAATAATTCCTTAGCATCAGTGTCACCATCAAATGATGTTGGCTCTGCTGGCTTAGTGGCTGCTGTGTATCCGGCATTGGTTGATATGCGAAAGCAGACGTCTGGTATTGATGAGAAATCAGCCCACGCATTAATCATTGACCCAAAATAAACGGTCGTTCTTGTTGCGCCATCGATTGCGACAATCTTAATGGTATTATTCATGATGCCGTTAACATTAAGATTTAACACCGTCAATTGATTCATGTCTGCCATGCTCATACCATAAATTCGGCATGTAGCGATTGGAGATTGATAGAATTGATCTATAGAACCTGCATTATCAATGTCAACAACGGCGCGAAAGCCAGACAGCGTTAATACATTTTTATCTGTGCCGCTGAATGTGCCTTTTGCTAATGTGATAGTGAACTCTAAATCTTTGACATTAACAAAACTGTTATCAGTCGCGCTTGTTGTTGATGGCGGATTAACTGCTACGTCAATGGTCACAGGTCAGACTCCTCGACATAATATAATTGATACCGGTCACCGAATCCCGTGTAATCTGGGTCGGTAAATCCCTGCGTATCCATAATCATCAAGTTACCAACGAATCCTCGATAAGTATTTTTCACAATTAATGACTGACCAAGCACCAATGCACCTTGGCAAATAATCACATCATTTACAGTCAAATCTAAAAATACACCTGTCGATTTCTGATACAAATTAATGACACAGTTTTGACCGGCTAAAGTCACACTAAATTGTTGATTTGCTAATGCAGAAATAGGAATAATTAACATATCAATATCCTAAATACGATTTAGCAGATGATAACATTTTTTCGCCATTTGATACGCCATCTGCACCCATCTTAGCAAGATTAGATAGTATCGATGAATCGCTAGATGTTTGCGCTTTACCTGTGCCAGTGACATCCGCAGCCGATGGATCAGTGGCGTTAGGAAGTTTGCTTGATGACGAATAAACAGATGTCGCTGTTCTAATTTCTTGCAAAAACACATCAACAATTAGCAAATCAGAACCACTTGATGCGGAGCGCTGATAGGATAGGCTAATGATATTGGCATTTTCATATGTCGCGTCAGGGGTAACAATTTTATATAAATTGGTTGAGTCTCTCGCAGCCTCTAATGCAGTAAGAAAATCTTTTTTGGATTGCTTTGATGTGCCCAATAATGCGGATGATATGCCAGACAATAGCGATGCAGTATTGTCTGATTTAACCATCCTGACGACCGCATTATATGGCGTCTTAATTTTGTTGTAAGCGACAAATGAGCCATTAGCGGTTGGCGCGGTTGTCACTCTCGCTTCATTCTTATATTGAATTGAAAGTACAGTATCAGCCTCGACAACTAATTTATTCTTTTTCCCATCAAACACCCCCCAAACCGGACGAGGAAAAATAGTGCTTATTAGCTGACTTTCAATTAATCCGATTGCTGCCTGCGCCGCATAATTGACGTTAGGAGATCGCGGTATGCTTGGAACACCAGGAAGATTTGGAACATTTGCAAAACTCATCAATTAAGCCCCCCATCTGCCGAATAAACCATCTGCCCGCGTTTTTGCATTTCTTGATGGAAATTAGCCGCAATATCAGAAGCATTAGTTGCTGCTGTGTTGATGGTTACATTATCCACATGCGTGGTTACTGTTTGCGTATTGTTGGTGTTGCTAGTTTGAGTATTTGCCGCGCGAGCTTGCTGTAGAGCATTAGATGCTGCATTTGATGCAAAGCTATTAGATGCGTTAGCAGATGCGCCAGAATCGGCATATGTTCGGCCAGTTAGCGGGTCTTCAATGGAGCGATACATTCTAGCGATAGCAGCCTGAGCATCCTGCAATGACACGCCAGACCTACCGCTCATATAATCATTTGCTATTTGTGGCATCATTGCGGCAAACATAGCGTCCTGCAATTCAGGCGTGAATTTCTCATTTCCACTCAATCCCATTCTCTGCATTGCATCACGGATAAATGCGGGCGTCATCTGATATTTACCAGCGGCGAAAATTCTATCTCTATTAGTGCCGGATAATGATTCTGTTGCTTGCATTTGATCTAAAGTCATATTAGCCAAATCTTTTTCACCAGAATAACCAACTCTCCCGCCAGCTACGCCTTTTGTGCCGGTATTATAGGCATTATAATTTCCGCCAGATTCACCAAACCCTATGGCATCAGCTAGTTTACCCATCCAGCCGGATATTGATTGTTTTGCGCTTGCCATCCCTCCGCCGATAGATTGCCCCATGCTGCCGAATGTAATTCCAGACTTACCGCCAAGCCAGCCCAATAAATCCCAATTTTCTACTGGATTCTTTAACGCCAATAAATCTTTAATGGCATTTTTCAAATTATTAATGCCATTAATTGCCATATCTACCTCTGGGCCCCATTTCTCCCACGGTATTAAATGATCACCCCCTTTCTTCCAAGTCTGATAATCATCCCATAACAGATAAATAGCACCGGCCAACGCAGTAACTAATCCGATTGGTGACAACAAGAATGCAGCGGTTAATCGCATAAAAGCCAGTGTAGCGGACACAATAGCAGGCGTGAAATAAGTTGCAGCCATTACACCAACTAAAGGCAGGAATTGCTGTATTTTGTCGCCATTTCGGTTAACCCATTCGTTAACGTCAGTCATCCAAGCTGCGAATTTCATTAATGCAGGATAAACGAATGACATAAATTGACGCCCACCAGCATCAAATGATTGCGACATTTCCGTATAGGCTTGGTTTAGATTTCGGGCTTGTTCCGCCTGTTTCTCAGTGATCGGAAACATTGCTTTTTGCTTGGCAAGCATCGCATCAATGGCACCGTTACCCTTCAATATCAGGTTTAACGTGCCAGCATCAATGCCCATCATTGAGCCGACATTGAATGCTTTATTTCTATCACCACCAGAGCGTGCTAATAATTCATTGCCAATATCGCGCAACAAATCAATGCTTGAGCGGGCTTTACCATTGGCATCTAACAGTCCCACGCCGAGCTGCTGCGTGAATTTCAAGATGCCAGTGTTACCGGTTATCTGGAATTCTGTCGCGGCTTTGGATAACATCGACAAAGTGCCCTGCAAACCACTAGCGGAGCCGCCAGCAGCCTCAGCCATGTTAGTCCACATGTTTAGCTTGCTAACGCCTTCACCGAGATTAGCGGCCATCAATCCAAGCTTATCGCTGGATAAAATGACATCTTCTGTGAAGTTTTTTAACTCATATGCAGAGCCAATAATTCCAAAGAATTTAACAAATCCGGCCGTTAATCCATCAACAGAATCTTTTGCTTCTTTGTTGGATTTTTCCAGCTCTTTGGCTTTGGCTTTCAGCTCATCTGTGCTTTTACCGGCCTTCTTTGTGCCTTCATCGAACTTTGCCGAATCAAGTCCAAGCGTGACCAGTAAGCTGTCAATAATTGTCGGCATTTTAATCCCTCATGCGTAATGTGATTATTTTAACATGAATGAGGGATTGTTGTTGTAGTGGGGCGTCAATAGTGATATGAGCTGCAATTATTGCGTATCATAAAAAGGATGTGTATAATATGATTATCATCAATGAGAGGTTAATTAAATGAACGAATTAGTAAAAATCACAAATGGTAAAGTAACTGTAAATTCAAAGATGGTTGCGGATGTTTTTGGTAAAAACCATCGCGACGTCATTAGGGATGTTCGAGATTTAATTAAAAAATCAGGCAACTTTGGAGAGCGGGCTTTTGCGCCCTCCTCATATAAATCATTACAAAACAAAGATTTACCGTGCTTTGAAATTACAAGAGATGGATTTTCTCTGTTGGCAATGGGGTTTACGGGTGTCAAGGCAATTGAATGGAAAATTAAATACATTAATGCATTTAATGAAATGGAAAGAATGTTATCCGGAGAAAATAGCGTGATGAAACAGCTAAATATGGCGATGAAGATAATGACGGAGGATAAGGAGATTGCCAGCAGATGCGGCAGCGGATTGAGTAAGTGGAAAGATATCAGAAAAGACCACATAGCCAAGGTTGAGGATTTGAGACAAAAAGCGCAATTGTTGCTTAACTTCAAATAATTCATGATGACCGCAAAATTATTTGTGGTCTTTTACCTTGCAATCACGCTTGTTAGGTATTACACTTTTAACATTGATTTACAGGAGATAAGCCAATGCAAATCAGCAACGAAATGAAGCAGTACAACATAATCGGTAAGCAATATGGTGATTACTTAATTGATAAAGATTATGTTATGGCGCTGGATGTTGCGCGTGAAATTAGCGCATACCTAAAAACATTGCCATCTAATACCCGCATGTATGGCGATAACTTTGGATGGACTCCAGCAAGAGAATTGCTCGACGCCAATGAAACCAGAATTCAATGGCTTAACCGTTTATGTGAACAACAAAATCTGATACCAAAAGTGTGAATTTTACAAAACAAGCAAACCAAAGGAGATTTGTGATGATTAAGACGCCGGTGAGTTATTCCAATAAGTTCAGCAACATTACTGATTCAGAAAGTTGTTTTGTTGCTCATGTGGTAAAAGAAAACAAGGCAGATGAAATTGTTAAACGTATCAATATGCATGATGAGCTTGTTGATATGATAGGCAAGCTATTATCCGAGATTGATGCTTGTGATACGTATAGTGTCGCAAATCAAGCCACCATCTTTATGGCAGAAGAACTTCTGGAACGCTGCGAATGATCAACTTATCCTTGCCCATAAACTATCCACCAGACACCTCAGAAATGCAACGCATAGAATCGGAGGAATTTCGATCTATGCTACTGACATGCTTGTTAGCTGCGGAATTGAATAAAGATAGGCCGAATACATTTGTCAGGAAAGCTTGTGGTCATATGCAAAAGCGAATGAAAGGCGTTAGAACGCGAAAGATTTTATCAGGCATCATTGCGCAGGCGCTACCATTGGATTATGTTTATAAGCTTGTGAAGTTAGTTGAAAAGGAGGCTGGGTATGAAAGTTGAATTTTATCGGTATGGGAAGCATGACAATATTGTTTCTTGCTTACTAAAAAAGATAACTTTGGTTAAAAAATATCAAACAGCTGGATATCTAACCACAGCCAAATATGAGATTGAAGTTTTAAGTGGTCATGTATTGGCTGGGTTCACTGGGGATATTGATATTGGAGGGAAAGGACTTTCCGAGCATATAATTTTTCTTATGTACAAAAAATCACAGGAGGTAATGGAATGAAAAATGCAGATATTCCAGCAATGCCAGTGCATGATGCAATTGAAGCGTGCAGCCCTGATGGGAATAGTGGGCCATATTTATTTACAAGAACCGATACCGGCCTAACCAAGCGCGAAATGTTTGCAATGAATTTTATGGCAGCAAGTAGAGCTAGAAATTCAACATACCAATGCTGGGATGACATGTCCAAAGATGCCATAGAGATGGCCGACTCATTACTCAAAGAGTTGGAAAAATAAAATGCATTCACTAGGCTACAAACCAAAATCGCCACGACTAACGATAGAGTTAGCCAAGCAGATGATTAACTGCAACGATAGCTATCTTGAATTGTATTATGAGCGTGTTGAGCGTGGGATTAATATCGATATCAATCAAAAGCTAATTGGTGAATATGAAGATGCAAATAAACGATTGAAGGAGTGGATTGAATGTCAACATTAATAGCTGAAAATGTGAATGTAAATATAAGCTGGAGAAAGAAGTGAATAACGAAAAACGGACAGTAATTATCAATAGGCCAATAAATTTCAATGCGATTCCAACGCTATGTGTTATCGCTGCTATTTATTTTATGTTCAACGGAATAACAGGATGGGGATGGTTGCTTTTTATTGCATTGATTACATTGTAAAAGCCCCACTAGGGGCTTAATCTTCTTCACTCATTAACTGCTTGTTGTATGCATCAACACGAATAATATCTATCATCGCATAAGCATCTTCTAAGCTGTAAACCGTCCGCAATTCGTGTAGTGTCGCCATCTTGTTTGATATCAGGATGGCGCACAATTGCGGCATATTTACATAGTCAACGAGTTCGCGCCGCTTTCCTTTGTTTACTTGGAGGCCAAATTCTGGATCGCGGCGGTATCGAAAAAATCAGTATTGAAACTCAGGATGGTTTTGCGAATCTCAAACTTAGTGCGCACATCTTCAATAATGCCGGTCGCATAAGGACGCTTAACCATTGGCGTGGCAGGGTCGGGGATATATTTCACCGTTTGCATCATTTCGTCGAGCAATGGCTTTAATACATCAGGCTTGATTTTAAAGAAGTTGGCGACAGCCATTTTTAACAGGCCACCAGCACCAGCCGCTTGAATATCATCCGATACTTCAATGCCGCTACTACCTAACGCCAGAAATGCGCGAATAGCAAACCATTCCGCATCATCAGCGCTCATCTTTGTGATTTCAAACTGCTTACCGGCATCTTTGCCGTATTGCGCGATATAGGTTAACGTTTCCATAGAATTCCCATTATTCTCCCCTAGAGATTGCATGGTCAGGCGGTAGGGGTTTCCGCTTTTCAGTCGTACGAACCTAGACCAGCAATTTTATTTTTATTTAGATAAGTCTTTCTAAATGAAATTTATTAGATTAACGCAGGCAAAATGCTTTCAAATGTCAATTCGACATCCTGAGACTGCAATGTCTTTTTTGCATCTGGCATGATGTTGGATGCGGTCATCGTCCCATTGGTCATTGTGTAGCTTTTCCCGATTGCAGGAATTAGGATAGTGCCATCAATGCGATAAACCTTTTTCGCCACATCTTCCGCACCAGCCAATGCCTCGAAAATATCCAAGCTTTTAGATGTCGCTAAAAATTTGAATGTGATTTTTTTCAGCGATGGAATATAGCCGTATGCAGCTCTGCCATCTGCACCCATAACCATTTCGGCGCGAGTTACTTTATCAACACCAAAAATGTCTTCTACAGCAAATTCCTGCAGCTGTTGTGGAACTGGATATAATCCGGTGATGGTGATTGTTGCCACGACATCAGCGGATGTAAGAAATCTTTGAGCCATTGTTTTAACCTCTTATAAGGGGCCGAAGCCCCCATTCATTACATGATGTCGATTGATGCCATGGTAATAGCCTGGATAGAGCCCCCGTCAGAATACCAATAATTAATCACTGGCGTACCACGAGCGCCGCGAACGGTTGCGCCCGGGTCGAGGATTTGCAAGTAGTAGCCTTGGTTATAAATGACACTATCAATTACCAACCCAGCCGCAGTATTCACTTGCGCTTTTTGCAGGTTAGACAGGGTTACGCCAGCACGGGCGGCACCAAAGTTCAGCATTGATGTGATTGGGTCTTTCAGTGCAGCGCGAACCAACTCATAACCTGAGTTGTTATACGGTACAGAACCAATACTAGTCAGCAAGGTAATCAGCGACAATTGGAATTGGCTGTTGTAGTAGATTTGATCTACATAGTTATCAAACCATTTCCATGTGCCAGTTACGGAGCCAGGATACAGGAATTGAAATGCCTGATTTGCTGTTGCGTATGAACCGTAATAATTGTAACCATTACCAATCAGGTTGGTTGAACCGGTTGATGTGATGGCAGTAGGCGTGAAACCGGCTTGAGATTTAAATGCGCCAGTTATGCGAGCATTGGTACGGCTGAAATCAATGGAGCCAGCAACAGCCATAACGAATGCGGCGGTATTCATTGCCAGGGTTGCCAGCGATACACCCGCAGCAGTGGCGGCTACGGTTTCACCACCGATAGGCATAACACCCTCGTATGCAGCAGCAACAGCCTGAGCACCGAACGTAGATGTTGCGCCAGAGGTGGCGGCCAACACATCGGAGTCCCATGCGGCATACAGGTATTTTTTATTTTGAGTTTGCACCCATTGAGCGAACAGCAATTTAGTTGCGGTTACCGGCTCAAATGATGTCATGAATGTCGCCCAGTTCTGAGTATTGGCAATCACGTTATTCATGGCAGTAGTAGGGGTGGAGATATCGCCACCCTGAGACAATACCGCGCCAGTAACCTGAGTCAGCATCAATGATGCAGCGGCAGTACCAGATACATAAGTGATTGATGATGTGCTTGAGCCGGTTGTGCCAGATGAGATTTGGAAGCGAGAACGAACCGCATCCCATGTGCAAGTCTGACCACCAGACAATGATAATGCGGTGCCAATCAACGTGGCAGCAGCACTGAATGATGCAGCACCAGATAGGTTCAATGACGCCGCAGATTTAACTGTGCCATCAATAGTGACTGACAGAGTACCGGTAATGGCTTGCAATGCGGTCAATGATAAGCCAGCCAATGAGCCACCGGCTACCCACGCACCTACTGCCGCCGCATTGTATGGAGCGAAAAACAATGTTGACGGGTATTGCGTGCCATTGGTATAGCCAGCAAAATAAATGCTTGCTAAGGCGTATTGAGTTGAACTTGTACCAAAAAACGCACCCACAGCGGACAATGAAGAGTAACTTTGCACTGTATTTTGTGGGATATTTGGTGATTGATCGACAATAACGCCGTTCAGTTGCAACGATGTCCCGCCAGCCGTCACGACCGATGGGATAATGTTGACTATATTTGATACTGGGATAGTCATTCTTTATTTATCCATGTTTGCCACTGTTGGGCGTTGTTGTTTACAAAAACTATTGAACATCGACAAAGCCGCCGGTTATTGTTATTGGATTTGTTGGCGACATACCCTCATTTGTTGTATTTGCCGGAGTAATATTTGTTTGTAACGTTCCAGCAAAATAATTAGTTAAGACAATCTGAGCCGATGAAACTGCATCCATTATAACATCAATCGACCATCTCGTTTCGACCTGCTGCTCCGAGTTGATAAACGGGATTTGACGCGGGTCTGAGCAATATAATGGCTCAACATAAGCGTTTGATGATTTGAATAATTGAACGCCAAAGTCTGATTTAAAATAAGTGAAAATCAGCATGGTATTATCGGCAGCATTGGGGCCGTGAACATCAACCTGGTAAGTCAATTGGTTATGAAGCGTGTCTTTCTTTGTGCTATCGGTTGATGTTGAATAACCATCGAAATAGGACTGCACGTTGGTGGATAGTCGCTGTTGCAGTATTGGTGTCACGACAACAAAATTATCAGCATCCGGTTCAGCGACGCGATTATCCTGACCTCTAACAATTTCAATATCAGATGGTAAAACGCCATATAGATAAACACCCAATGCAGTGATTACGTCTGATTCTGTAAGTAATACAATTGGTTGCGTCATTGCTGTCTCACTACTGCGACTTTAACCCATCCAGCCATAAATTCCCAATTCTCCAAAACTTGCACCACTAACCAGACGGATGAATCAGCCAATGTAATGATATCGCCGCCTTTACCGTCTTGACGTGACACACCTTTCCAGTCGCCATTCAAATACATGGCGCGCTTTTCACCTTGGATATTCAAACCAGACACTTGCACCAAGTCGTTATAAGTTAGCGCTTGCATCTGGGCCATTACATCAATAGCTGGCTTATATTTAGGCGCGCGAGATAAATTAGCAGCGGTGGTATAACCATCAGACATTTGAATCGACGCATTAACCCAAGGGTTAATCGCACTAACGATATTTCCAGCGATATTATGTAAATTCATTTCACGCTCGAATTAATAGATGCCAGCATTGTGCCGGTATCATTTAATTTGGCAGTTGATGCGCCGGAATAATCTTCACCCTGAGCAACCAATCTAGCTGCCTCGCCGACAGTTTTACCGGTGACAACCAATGACGGGTCTTGCATTTTCATCTTACGAAGCATCAACGTGATAGGCCTCAATTCAGGCCGGTCGGTATTGACGACATAATCCCACAACTGCATTTCCATATCTTCGCCGAGCATTTCTAGCGCTGCCTTTGCATCATAATTTGTCATTTCTAGTGCAGTGGCGAGATTTTGCCCCCAACTGGTGGATTTATCTGCAATCAGTTTGCGGAAAAATGCAGCTGGTGGAATGTGACGACTTGGCGCACCAAATTCCTGAATGGCAGCCACTTGAGCGACAGGCGTGCCGTTCTCATATGTTGCACCTTCCGGCCAGCCGACACTAAGCGTTGAGGCATTTCTTACCTTTTTAGATAATTCCATCAATGCTTTCTGTAACTTCTCGCCGCCAGTGAATGTGTAGTCAGACATCAAAAACCTCGAATGTACGGCGCGTAAGGGTCTGGATTATACAGCTTGCCAACTCGATACCGCATAGTGCGATAAGGCGCCATCGCCGTCCAGTAAGCGATACCGTACCGAGTCTGCCCGTACCATTGCGGAATGCCTTGCGGCAATTGCAATTCAGCACCAACAGACACGGAGCCTTCCGTGGCGTTACTAATGCGTCCGACAATATCACTGGCGTTAATACCGTTTATCGCTGCATTCATTTTCGCAATGTGAGCCGTCAGCATGTTGAGCAGCATTAGGCGTACATTTGCATCTTTAACCAAGCTTGCATCTGTATTATCTAGATACAGGCAAGCTTCCGAGAAATACGCGCCAGACAGCACCGAACCAACGGAGGCTAATTCAGGGTATCTTGCCGCCCATATTGCAAAGTCGAATACAGCGATAGTCATTTGTTAGCCTTACGCTTGAATGATGCCAGCGGGTTTTGCACTCGGATTCAGACGCTCAAAACCAGAACGAATGCCTTTATGGTCCTTCGCTTGATCAATAACGCTATTGGTTGTTTCATGCGCGAAAATCAGGCCGTTTTTGACAAAATCGAGTGATTGATTTTGTTCTAACCAGGAATCCCAATGGTCTTTCGGTACATTCTCAGTGAATGCAAAACTGTCACGAATGATGCAGCTTGGCAACTGGTTCTGCTTGTGAGAGTTACCATTGATTTTGATTGGTTCGCCGACTTTCTGGGCCACCTTAATTTGACGATAGCCGCCACCAGATACAGGCTCAACACCATCAATCATATTATAAAGTTGAAGCATAATCCCATGCGGCAGTTTGCACGCCACTGTTACTGTCTTTTGTACGTTAGCCATTTATTTCCCCTAATTGACCGTTTTGTGTTGACATTGTAATACTTGTGTATTATATCACGAAAAATCATTTTCAAGAAAAGACGAAAAATAAGTTGATTTGCTTTGTTGTTGTGTAATACTTAACACATCAAAGCGAAGGGGATAAACAAATGCAAGCAGTTAGAATTTACAACCAAGAAGATAATCGCACCGTTGGAATTTTTACAGATGGTAAAAAATTCACAGCCATGACATACAGCCAGAGCAGGGATTTCAAGACATTTAAATCTGCTGATAAATGGTTGCAGAAATATCTATAGCCTCGAAAGGGGTTTTATTGATTGGATAAGTATATGAACATAAATAAAGGCGATGTCTTGAAAGGGGTGAAGCTTGGTGACGCTTGGCTTGTTACCGGTACCCACCACAGCCAGATTGTTGCAAAAAATCTATCATTTAACAACTTTACTTTCATACAAAAAGATAGGCTTGATTTTTTGTTCGTAAAGATTGGCAAAAACTACAAACAAAAAGGAGTAACCCCATGGAAATGAATTTCCAACCAGAATACAAATTACAACTAATCCGCGACATTGAGCGCGGCATTATTATCAATCGGAAATCGTTTCAGTTTGATTTTCATGTTGCACCTTGCGATTATACAGCTCACATCTTTGGCGTAAGCGTGCGTGAAACAAAAAATCTATCACTAGCATTTTCAGCAAGAATCATGATTGAGAACAAGCTTGATAAAAGTGATACTGTTTTTCTCTTTCATGAATTTGAGGTTAAATTTAATCATCTATCTGGAGAGTGGAAATGACAAACAAAATGCGAGAAGAGTTTGAGCGCGAATACGAAACAATGATGAGAATGACCGCGTTAGTTCCCGATGATTTATTTAAAAAAGATAATGAAGGAGATTATATCGATGATGATGTATTTACCGCGCATTATTGGTGGAACCAGTCACGCGAAAGCATGAAGGCGATTAAGTTTCCAGAGCTGCCAATGAATATGCCAATTGGCTACAGAATTGCTTTTAATGAAGCAATAAACAAGTGCAAAGACGCAATCACATTATCAGGATATAAAATTGAGCAGTCGAACATGTAAGTCTTTCTTACAAATTGGTAATCACATCAGTAGGATACAAGGTGGAATGATGAAATTTGACGAATTATCACCCGACGCACAAGAAACTATAATTGGAATGATTGAATATTGCTTGAATCACGGGTTATGTATGGGTATGGATGAAGGATTTTTAGATATCGACAATCAAACAAAGCACACATTCAGAGCTGAAATTGAACAATTCATTTCTGATAAAAATTAATTACAGGAGTTAATTAAATGAAACAAGTCTCAGAAATGCCAACAAGCGGGCAGTTTGTGGCGGTATGGCAGTATAAGGATGAAGTATCTAGCGAATCATTGTATTGGCATGATGGGTTTATTTACTCGAACGAACCTTGGGGCGAGAATCCAGAATCAGAATCATTTTACAAAAATAAAAATGCAATTTACTTCATCGCAGACTAACAACAACTGGAGAGAAAAATGCAACTGACTTTTATTAATTGATTGCGTTTAGTATGGGAAGTGTTAACTATCCGCTCAGGGCATAAACATACGGCTCAAGAGAAGCAATTAGGCACTTTCATTCGTGGCTACAATGCTGGAATGATAGACGGTAGACACTTAGAGAAAAATGGATATTAAACGAACAACAAAAAGCCCCAATCAAGGGGCTTTCTTTTATCAGGAAAACTAAACGCCAATCATCTGAGAAACGTTTGCAGGTTGACGCAGGATGCAGCCCCATGTGCCTTGCATTAATTTCTGCTTGTAGCTGGTCATATCGCGAATAACTGGAGACATACGCAGTTTTTCGTTGAATGCCATGTAGCCAGTATCTTGACCTTCCAGTTCAGTAGCAATCAACTGGATCAACTCACCAGCAACTGAACCTTCTGGATTCGCAGCGCTAACCGCGCCATACTGCACAGCGGTTTTCACTTCCAGATTAGGGAAGTTACGTTCCAACAGGGTGTAGACGTTAACGTTGAACTGGTTAGTGGTATTCAGCGCCATCGCCATTACTGGAGACATTGCCAATACCATCTTGCTCTTCGCATCAACCAGACCAGAGGTCTGAATGACAACTTGAGTCACCAGCGACTGAATGTCAGTAAAGACTTCATTTGCTGATGCGGTAACTGCGCCATTCACCATCCATTTCAGGTTGCCTGATGCTTTAGGCGCTGGAGCGATTGGAGTTGGCAGGTCTGGGTGGTTAAGCAAGCCGTAGTTATTCAGGCCAGCAACACCGTAGAAATAGGTTTTGTTCTGATACTTATTTAGGGTATTAACCGCACCCATCTTTTTCTCAGCAGCCCAACCGATTTTCGCCAGACCCATACGTTCCATTTCCAAATCACCGTATTCAATGATGGCTTGATAAATGTAACTTTCATGAGTTGGGAATGCGGTATTAACGCCAGCGACACCGCCGTTATTAAAGTCGCCATAGCTTGCCACTTCACCGGTATATTCCAGAACTGGGAAGATAGCGGTCTGGTCAGTTAATGAACCTTTACGCACTTCGCCAAAAATTTCAGCAGCAGCGTTTTTAGCTGTCATTACTCGCAGCAAGCTGGGGTCTACAAACGCAGTCAGCATCTGCGGAATTGCAGAGTTGGCATTGGTAACTAAACCTGGTTGAGCATCCATCGCCAGCTTATAGTTGCCGCGATATTCAGGCTTTAGGAGGGCGCTTGCGCCCTCGATAGTGATACCACCCGCCTGCAACATTGCTAATTGTTGTTGAAAATTCATATTCTTTTTATCCCTTAGCCTTGAGCATGAGAGGTCATTTTAACTAATTCACCGGCTGCCGCAGTAGATGCTGCATACCATTTTGTTTCTACGCCAGCTGCCACGGTAATAGTGGTAGATGATGCGGTCTGAGAAACGCTAACCAAATATGTACCTGTGCCGCCTGTGCCGGTCAGGAAGCCGCTTACATAAGTACCAGCGGTTACACCAGAACCAGAGATGGTATCATTCAGGTAGACGACGCCAGAACCAACTGCGGTAACGGTTAATGTACCGCCTGATGCAGTGATAGCGCCTGACGCAAAGGTCTGCGATGCGGACACAACATAAGTGCCGGTGCCGCCAGTGCCAGTGCCGCGAGCGATAATAGTCGTGCCAGCAGCGATGCCTGAACCTGTGATTGTTTGACCAACAGCCAACGCGCCAGAGGTTACAGCGGAAACTGTTAAGCCAGCACCAGTCAAGGTCAGTGAGGTTGAACTAACAACCTGAGACACGGATACTTGATAAGTACCAACGCCACCAGCAGTACCAGACAGCTGAGCGACAATTACGGTTGCAGTGTCAACGTTAGTACCAGCAACGGTCAAGCCAGCGCCCAACACCGAACCTGCACCAATAGCGGTAACTGTCAGTGTTGTGCCAGAGATTGAACCTGTAGCGGTGTTGACGGCAATTGCACCAGTCACAACGTTGGCGGCAATAGAACCAGTTACACTTGCAGATGTTGGCGGAGTGCCGGTCGCGGCAAATGTGATACTACCGTCAACTGAGTTGGCGTAGGCTTTTTGGCCGCGAGCTGCGCCGTTAGAGCTGCGTACATAGAAGTCGCCAACGTTATGTACGGTTACCGGCAAGCCGGATGGGATGCCCATCGAGTTATTAGCAAGAAAGGTAGTAATCAGACCTTGTTCACGACGAGCAATGAAGCCAAGCGGTACGCCTGGGCCGGTATTATCGATTGATCGTCCATCGGCATTCAACCATGCAAATTTAGCGATGGTGGTGCCATTAACGCCAGCCACGAATGCACCGGCATCCGATAAAACGGTAGCGCGCGGGTTGTTGGTTGCGGCAAAGTCACCCTCGACCGCAGGCGCTTGTACGCCATTATATTGTTTAGGAAAACCAGTTACAGAAGGCATCTATTACCCCTTAAATTACGCGAATATTGTTAGCGTCAGGAACTAAATCCAAGAATTCTTTATCGAAACCTTCGGATGCATAAATTGCAGAATCATTCGCCATTTCATGCGATTGATTTGGCTTGGCTTGAGCTAGCAGAATGTGACGATACGCAGATGGATGAACGCCTTTAACATCCTTACCCATGGTAATTAACGCGGCTTTGTAAACATCTTCTGCGGAGTCTTGTGCGATTGCCAGCTTGCCAACAAATGGTCGCACTTCTTCTTCTGCGGCAGCAATAGCGCGGAAGTGTTTCAGCGTTTCATTGCGGGTTTCTTCTTTAACGCGATTTAATGCGGCATCCATAGCGGCTTTGCCCATTGGTTTTTCCTCATCTTTTTTAGCAATCGGGTTTTCCGGTTTGTCTTCAAATTCTGGCGGTTCATCCTGAGCTACGTCAGCTTCACCGATATCAGATTCTTCATCTTCTGCTGGTTTCAAGCAGGCTTCGATTTTGGCCTTAACCGCTTCCAATTCTTCATCGGAAACTTTGCCGCGAATCAGGTCGAGAATTTCGTCAATAGGGTCTGCATCTTCTGCGACTTCTACTGGTTCATCGTCATGCTCGTCAGCTTCTTTGCTATCGTCCAGTTTATCCAGCAATTCAACCAAGTCTTCCAATTCAGCATCGGATGCCAGCATTGGTTTCAAGCCAGAAACAATCTCATATTTTTTCATTTTGAAATTGCTTTTCTTGACACCCTGTAATACATTGTCAATCAATGCAGAATCACTTGCGAGCTTTGGAAGGGCAGACAATAAAGCCCCTTTTACCTTTGCCGCTTTTTTAGAGTGAGTCATTATTTGTTTACTCTCCAAAGTTTTTGAATCCCCGACAACTACGTCTGGGCCCGCGCGACCTTCTGTCACAATCGCAACGTGATTACCACGAATATTACGCATTATACCATCAAAGTGCTCACCATTGATATTTCCGCTTGTCATATCAGGTTCATAGCGATATGCGCAGGAAATTTCTTGTTGTTTCTTTGAATTTATATTGTCAATGGCTTTATTCGTCCATATTACCATAGAATTCATCAAGTATGGCGAATCAAATTTAGCGTCCGTACCTGTTGAGCCGATAACATATTCTTGCTGTGGGTCGGTAACATGCACGGGAATATGACGGTCAAGAACGGGGATGTTGTTAAACGTTTCCGCACCCTTCGCTAATTCTTCTGGGTCACGATACAGCATATAAATTTTATCAGGGTCTAAGCCTAACTCTTCGCCGTTTGGAATCTCTGACCCACGGTAGGGGCAGATATTGGCTTTTGAAATATTGGTAATTGCAACATGCAAGCGTCCATCTTGGTCAACGGAGCGAACTGATGCGCGGTCAAGTGCTAGAATGGCGGGCTTTGCATCCATGGCTAACTGTTGGTTAGACAATGAACCAAACCAATCAAATGATTTTTCGTCTGATGCTAATTTGTGTTTTTTCATTATTTTTTCCAATACAGCTTTAACCCCATAATGCAGCGGTTCAGGCGGATTATCTAATGAAGCCCAGACAAACTTGGTTGATTCATCAGATAACTTTGGCGTGAACTTATGCTTTACTGGTGTTTTAAACAGATAGAACTTTTGGCCATCTTTGGCAGTGTAAGTTGAGAACGGTTTCAGATTTGACGCGGAGTAACCAGCCTCTTCGATGGTCTCACGAATTGCTGCCTGTTCTGGCGATTCATTACCATCTTGTTGCCCACCTGGGAAACACCATGTAAACGGATTATCGCATTCAGCAGAACGGAGAGTGAATAGAGCGGTATCATCCGGCGCGATCAATACAATGCCAGCGCCACGAAATGATTCATCTTCCGCATATCCAGCGGCGTGAGCGGCGGCAGCTTGTTTTTCTGCGTCAATGCGATTGGGATAGACTTTGCCGTGGTTGCCCCACTGATAACCGCCGTGGACTTTTTTTATTGGCATACCATATCCCATTCAGGAATATCAACAATTCTACCAGCTAGTTCATGAGTGCAATCAGAAAGAAATTCAATTTTTCCATTTCTCACAAACGAGTGACAAATGTTTTGTTTTCCCATTGGCCCGCTTTCATAAGAAACCAAAACGGATGGATTGAATGTCGGTTTATTTATATCGTTATCCCATGACCAAGTGGGGCCATGACCGCCGCCGCAATTAATGCCGTGTGGCATTCCGCAGCCCGGACACTCAAAGAATATATTGCCATTCGATTTGGCTAAAATTTTGGAGATTCTTTCAAATCCGCTCATTTAGTCATCTCCATCTCTAAATTATAACCATGCGACACAAGATACTCCGCGCCATCTTCTACGGTCATCTTACCGGCGAGAATTTGTTTTGATACATAATCAAATGCGGCAATATATGCCTCATTTTTCTGTGCTTTTATGTTGCATTTGAGTTCTGAATATTTCATCAAACAAACCCTTTTATAATTGACCGCGACTTACATCGGCAGTTTGGCAGTTCACCCGGCAAAATGTATTCCCCATCGATGTAAGCGCCTTTTTCGACATTATACACCAACTTATCTTTACCGGCTTTAACGTGCGAATGCCGTGGATAATTCGAGCCGCCGCTATGCACCCAAATTGCCTCTGTGATACCTA